CTTAATAGCCCCCTTTTTTCATGCCCGTAAAAAAGAACATTTTTTCTAAAGAACATTTTTTCTCAAGAACAAATTTTTTCTTCTTCTGTGCTCAGCCATTCTTCTACTTCCTTTTCCCCCAACTACACGCGGGCGACGTGCCACGCGTAGGGCCAGTTATCAGGCTAGGGTTGCATTTAGGGAGTAGTAGATGTCTACACGGGGTGAGGATAGTATAGTGAGATTTGTGAGATGGAATAGTTTTTTACACTAAAATAGCTATTTTTTTAGGTTTTTTGGATTCAGAATCGGCAGTTAGATAATCGTAGAGGAAAGTCACAACATAATAATAATATAATAAATAATTGAATATGGCTAACTAATTACTATTCACAACTTACTATTCATATACTACTCTCCTATACTACTACTACTACTCTATACATATTACTTAAAGGGTGGGCTAATAAATAATCTTTCGCCGTTTTACATTAGGCTTTTCGCCGCTTTTCACCACGAATTAAATTCGATTCCCACGAAGAAACATCCGCTTTTTTCCCTTATATCTAGCGATTTCTCCGTATGGCTTTTCTTCAATAGTGCGTAGTGCAGGTGCACGAAACTATGGGGAAAACTGGAGGTTGACAATCCACCGAAAGTTGACAATCCCCACTTAAGCCCACATAGTGACCTGTCGAAAGTTGGCGGGTAGTCAACAGACGGCATACAACTAAACATCCCAGTGTAGTAGCTAGAGGCTATCTATTTAACTCTCTAGCCACTGGCTATTACGCATAGGATAAGAGCTTGAGATAGCCCAGCATTTCATACGTAAAGTGCCGGTAAACGTCAACAGAGCCAGCTATTAACGCCTAAACAGTGGGGGTGAAGCGTACTCTTCACATCTACTTACGGATAAGTTATTAGCAACCCCTGGTTATTCTGGGTGAGTGAATAACAGTGAACGGGTGCCTAAACCAATACTTGGGAGCACTTTGTAGTTTTTCCAGCGGGTCTTTTCCTGATAAAAGCCTGCTTCCATTGTGTTAATTTTGCGTTGTTTTTATAGGGGGTGATTATTATGACGTTAAAATACATCGTGAAGGTTTCCTGTACAACCTTTAAGGTATACGTAGGGAGTAAGCTGGTTTATTCCCCATTTAACGGTGTATTGGCACCGTTTTGGGATAAAAGAGTCCTCTGGATTGACGCGGGTGGAGATATTCTTCTGATTGGTATTGAAGGGGGTGATGAAGATGAGGAGAAATAAAATCTCAATCGAGGAGCATAACGATAATTTTATGCTAGTCTTTTTTGGAATCATAATTGGAATGGTTATGGTTCCCGCTGCTTACTTGTTAGTAACTGTTATGAAATAAACGAGAAAGGAGTGTGCTATGGCTAAAAAAATCGATTGTAGTGTAAGTGGCTATCAGAATAGTCACTTCTTCGTCGAAGAGGGCGGTATTACCACGACAACCCTCGCTCAGATGGAAAGGTTTACAAAAGGGGATGTAACAGAGATTATCGCCCCCGTTTGGCAACTGTGTGATTCTCGTCATGAGAATCCAGTTGCTAACCTCGGCGGTATCTTCCCGAAATGCGTTGTTAATCCTATGGATACACGTAGGATGAAGAAAGAAGCCATCGAAAAAATTAAGCCATATTACGGCTTTGGGGATACCTTGTTCTGTGTAGTAACAGGGATGTCCTCAGCGTTGATTGCGTTAGTAAATGCATGTACAACGCTAGATGTGAAGCTATGTTTGCTTCACTACAATGTTGTTTACGAATGCTATCAAATGCAGCCCGTAGACAACTACTTCCTCGACAATAAGTTGAGATTAGCCGGAATACGGAGATAGGCTTCTAAAGGGTTGTGCCTTAAACAGCCCTATTCCATGGGGAGCTTCCCCCAAAACATATTGTTTTGCCCATTGGGGCAGAAAGGAGCCATTATCATGGCAAACGCAAGAATCGAAAAGAGAGATGGGAAATTATTCCTGGTCGCAGAGCTGACAAAGGAAACAAGGCAGTATGCGAAAGATGGCAGAGGTCATCGTGCTGGCGAGAACTATGATACGTTCATCGCCCATACTTCTGGTTTGGAATACGAGGGAAAGACCTATCGTTTTGACCTCTACATGCCTATGAAGGCTTGGAAATCCACAGATGATGCGACTAAGAAGAAGCTGCTTGCTACACTGAAGAAGCTTAACTCGGATAAAGCAGCCGAAATGAAGGATGCCTCTGTGGAAGAGATTACAGAAGCCATTAAAGAGCATGTAGCTAGTATGCTCTCTGCTCTCCAGTGAGAAAGGGGGTATTCCTATGAAATACTCCAAGATGGCTTTCGTCAAAGCTATCCTACACGGTTGTGCAGATAGCTATTTCATTGATAGCAACGGTAATGTCCGCACTAAGACTGCAACCGTTAATTACGATAGGGTTATTGTACGGGATGGAAAGTCCCGTACGAAATACTCAATCTCTGGTTTCATGTATATGTTAGCTAGGACTATGGGTGTACAGCCCACATACGACGATGTATTAAATGGGTTAAATACCCATGCCAATGTTTTGGCAGAATAGGGGGAACTATGCCAAGTTCAGAAGATTTAATGTTTGCCAATTACTCTATCAAACTGGGGAGAATTATTACAGGGAGAAACTGCTCCATGTTAGAGGACGGTCGCCAGAGACGCCATTTCGGCATTGAAATCGAGGCTTGCGATTATGATTCTAATGACTGTGTAGACTATGAAACTGGGGAGAACGCAAAGTATTGCCTGTTCAGCCCGTTTGACGGAATGGATAGTCTTGGACAGATTAAGGATGATTGCTCCTTAATCGGAAACCATTTCGAGTTTATAACAGCCCCGATGACCATGGAGTTACTGAAGGGGCTTAATTGGGCAGGTTTCTTTGATGTCATTAGGTCTGCCGACTATCAGCAGACTGACTTCAATGAAGGTGACGTAGCTGGGATTCACGTCCACGTCAACAGGAAGTCCTTTCACCATCCATTTGAGGCAGCCGTAAACGCATTAGCGTTCATTACGGAGAATGAGGATACAATCCGTCGGTTTGCTCGTCGTTCCAAGGAACAGTGGGATAACTGGTGTAGTTCACCATACGAATTGTCCCACTGCCCCGATAGGTTCATCCGTAAAATCAAAAATGGGGATTATAGTCAATTTGGCTATGAGTATGATTCCCGCTTACGGGTGGACGAAACAAGGTACACATCGGTCAACTTCTGTTCCCATAACACATGGGAACTTAGGATTTTTAACTCTACGTTGAGAACCCCAGAAATGTATAATATTCTGGACTTTGCCGAAGCGTTATGGGAACTGGCAGATACGGACCACTACGAAATGAGCCTCGAGGCTATGAGTGACAAGCTCATGGAACTTGGAAATCCTACTGCTGCCAATGAGATGTTCCATCCGCCTATGGACACCTATGCAGACGACAACTACGGTTGCGACAGAGATGACTGATAAATAGTGAGCCTATTGAGTGTGGGTAACTAAGTGTGTAACGATGTTACCCATACTAATAGCCCCATTATTTAGTAGGGGTAGTATTAGTTGCTACTGGACAAAGTAGCAGAAAGAGGTGTCTATGTGTGTTATCGCAGTATATCCAAAGGGTTTGCCGTTTAATAATGGAGAACTCAAGAAGTGCTTTGAAAATAACCCCGATGGTGCTGGGGTTATGTGGCAGGAAAAGGGAAAGGTCCATATCAGGAAGGGTTTCATGAAACAGAAGTCTCTTCTTAAGTTCCTGAAAACCTTGCCGACAAATGTAGACAGGGTGATTCATTTCAGAATCGCTACGTCTGGTAAGGTTAGCGGTGCTTGTTGCCATCCATTTCCTGTGACGGGAGATTTCAAACAGATGATGAAAACGGAAAGCGTGGCACCAATTGCCTACGCTCATAACGGCGTATTGACAGATTATACGCCCAAGGAAGGGATGAAATCCCCATTCTCCGATACGATGATTTTCGGGAAAGAGGTGCTTAATCACCTGCTTGATACAGGTATTGACCTCTTTGACCCGATTATCGATGTCATGCTTGAGGCAACTATCGACGGAGATAGAATGGTTATCATGAACGACCATGAAATCACTACTCTTGGAAAGTTTGTCACAAGCGAAACCAGTGGTGCTCAGTATTCAAACACGTCCTACTCTTACAGTAGAAACCTGTTCAAATCTTACGGCTACTACGATTATTATTCCGACCCATGTGCGGCCTATTATTCTGGTGGTTGTAGTTCTAGCAAAACTACTGGCAAGAAAGGAACAACGGATGCCAAAAGCATTACGTTGTCAAAAGGGTGTAACGATAGCGACATCTGTGTTAGCTTTACCGCAGAAGTTACATTTGACCCGTCAAGTAAGGCAGTTCTTGGCTACACCCGTATGGACTACGAGAATTTCGTGTACGAGAACTTGGAAGAACGTAATATCTACGGCGTCGACGCTGCTATCACTGGTGTAGGAGACCATGCTATTACGTTTGAGGTAAAATGTATGTCCTATATGAGCGACATGGAAGCACCATTCCATAACATCCACAATGGCTCGACCATTCATGACACTTGGGTAAGTAACGATAAAGAATACGCGAATATCAGTGTTGATGTCGCAATATCCGGTCTCTATTTTGACAAGGAGTAACAAGAAAGGAGAATAACATGCCTAGATACTGTAGGTTTGATGATGACGTAATGTTTCACCGTTCGTTGGCAAACATTTTAGATAAACCAATGGCTATTGGTGTTAGACTGGCTGACCCCAATCTCCACACTATTAAGCGGAACATTGCTGGCATTACCTTTAATGTACAAGAGTACGTAGAAAGATATGGCACCTCGGGTTCCGGTTTCATCTGGTGTACTCGGGAAGAGTATGAACATAACTGGACCTACTTGGCGAGCGAGGTGTTACGCAGATGCTTGCGTGTATATCCAGGTGGCGAGGGTTATTCAGTTGCCCTAGCGAAAGATATGCCAAAGTTTTCGGTAGGTATTACGAAGAGTTTGGATGTAGTCGCAAGAGATGAAAGTGGACGTTGGTTGTATCTTGAAAAGACAGGCAACACCATCGAATCAGTCGTGTCTGATGTTCCGCCCGAATGTGCCGTTGTTTATAGTCCTGGCAACAATGATATGGGAAGGTGTATCTCGAAAGATAGGTATTGGGTAACTATTCGTGGTGGCAAGTACGTAATCATAAGACCACCGCTTAACTGTCCTGATAACATCGTTGTCCCATACGGTGCGTTCCTTAACTCTCGCTTCGTATTTCATGGGGACGACAGTTACCTATTTGAACCATCACCAGCAGCTTGTGTATTTCTTATTGGGAACAGTGAACTGACAACATATCAAGTCCCAAGTCGCGGAGTATACGGACAGCTTGTACTTCACGAAGATGACGATAAAATGTATATGACATTAACACCAGTTTATCCAGACATCTTCGGTTGTAGGGTTACGCGTAAATACAATGACGTAAGCAGCTCTGTGTTTCACACAACTTCTTATGAGTTCTGTGGCAATTTGTCTTGTCGGTACAATTTCAACACTAGGAATGACAGGTACGTAGATTGTTTAAGTGGTGACACTCTTAACATCGGGGACAACCCTGATATGTATCACGGAATGCCAACAAGAGGAGAAACATTTAACAACCATTTCGTGGTTGAAAATGGATTCGTCCACTCTGTATGGCGTCGTATGATGTCTGTTGACGACGATGGAAATAAAGTATACAAGAGTGTAGACACAAATGATTTCGTCACGAATCTGTTGCTTAATTTCGGGTCGCTGATAGGACACACTCTGTCGTATGAAGGAGAGAATTATCGGTGGGATTATAGAAATGCTGCATGGATTCGTGAAGAGGATGCCATATACATTTCACCAACGATTAGGCGTAACTCACTCGACGTATTCACACATTGTAGATTCGTCACTTACACGACGTGTTCTTTATGTCACACAAAAACTATATACACCGAACGCACCGATAGTTGTATGTTCATTTACTTCATCGATGGCAAGAGATACAATAAGTCTCTGTGTGATAGTTGCCTTTATACAATTTTCCACGGTGATACACTAGACATTCCGATTGAAGATGGCAGTGTGTTACACGTCAGTGAAGATGGACTGATTAGTTGCAACGAAGGGTATACATTGTCAAAGTGGTGGATACTCGATGCCGAAGAAGGAGATGGTTTCATCGATGAACGCGCAATATGGGACCATGAAAGGCAAGAATGGGAACTGGAAAACGATAACGATGGCGCATTACGTCTTACCTTAACGTCAGAAGGTTACGTTATTAGTGAACGCTACTGCACTCACGTAAACGGGTACTTCTACAAACCTGACCCCATATTCTTCAAGGATAACAACGAGGACACGCAGAAGTTCTTCGGTATTGAACTTGAGGTTATGGATGGCGGTGAGAGTTCTCTAAACGCTAAGCGGGTATGCCATAGCCACGAGGAACTGTACGCAAAGCATGATGGTTCACTTGATGACGGTATGGAATTAGTGTCCCACCCATGTACGGTTAGCTGGCACTTGACACATCTGTGGGATGACGTTTTATCAAAGCTCCACACGTTGCACTATCATGCCCGTAACGGCAGTGGTATTCATGTGCACGTGTCAAAGAAGTATTGGGAAAACAATGGTGGTCTTTGCCGTATCACAAACCTGATTACATTCTGCGACATAAACAGAGAAGCGTTAAGACTCTACGCAAATAGAGAAAGAGGTGCGTTCGACCATTGGACACACGAGTACATGTCACCAAGTAATACGAAGAAAGTCGTTGTCAATGCGTTGACTAAGTTCGGTGATACCGAGGAAGCAATGCGTGATTTATATGATAAATATTCCAGTGTTACCAACCATTATTCCGTAGTCAACCTAAGTAACGAATCTACCGTAGAGATTCGAGCATTCGCAAGTACACTCGATATAAACCGCATGCACAGTATTGTCCAGTTCGTAGATGTATTGACGGAGTTATCTACTGAGGCAACATTGGGCAATCCCATTACGTTCCAGCTTATTCAAACACGAGCACAGAGTAAAGGATACACCGAGTTATCGCATGACCCGAAGTTTATAATGGCTATCGATGAAAGTAACCGTTATGTAGATACTCGTGTTTGTTCCTAGAAAGATACCAATTAGATGGCGTTAATCTTATGAAGAGAAAGGACACATTCATACAGGCTGACAGTATGGGTATGGGAAAGACTGCACAAGCAATCGAGTATATGAAACAAACTACCGACTGTCACTTTATTGTAGTGTGTCCTTCTTCTCTCAAGACTAACTGGTGTCGCGAAATCAATGATTGGTTAGGTATAACAGTTCAACCCGATGTCTACACGGGGAATATTGTTGTGACTAACTATGAGAAAGTAGGACGCATGATAGATATGATTGGTGATTATGTGTATAATTTTAAGGGGGTAATATTTGACGAAGCACACATGATTAAAAACGTATACGCCGGAAGAACGTATGAAGCTAAACGTCTTGTTGATAAAGTTGGCAATCCAATGATGTTGACAGGAACACCAATATTAAACAGGCCCAACGATTTGCTGGGCTTATTGTACGTTGGTGGCAAGCTATCAGAGTTCGGTGGTATTGACGCATACACACGGCGATACATTCCCAATGTTGAGAAAGATAACGCCATTTTCTATTGTAACTTTGCACACTTAGACGAGTTGCACAAAAGGATAGAACCTTTTATTTGTCGCCGTCGATGGTGTGATGTACACCGTCCAGTATTCCCGATTAAGAAAACGGAAGTTACACTAGGTAGTTTTTCTAACGTCCCATTATCATCAGTCAACATTACTAACATACAAAAGGTAGAGACTGAGGTGATGAAACGTAAACTACCATTAGTTGTACAATGGATTCAACGAGATTACGATACGCACCACGAGCCTCTGGTAGTATTTGCTAATCATAGGCAGATGATAGACGTATTAAATGCGGTGTTTCCTAATAGCACCGTAGTGTATGGTGGTATGACGTACAAAGAAAAGGAACATAGCGTACAGAAGTTCCTTAATGGTGACGCCGATATTATCCTATGCTCACTAGCTTGTGCTGCCTGCGGACTGAATTTAGTACGTTCTCATAGAGTTGTGTTCGCTGAGTTCCCTTGGGCTAAAGGGATATATGAACAGGCTATTGCTAGATGTGCAAGACGAGGGCAGACCGAGACTATAAAAGTGTTCGCATTGATTATGGAGAACAGTTACGATAGATATAGACTAGAACAAATGAGATGGAAGTCTGCGATAGCAGATGATATTATTGACGGACAGGACAAGAAAGATGGAAGATATTATCTCGGTAATTTACCGCATAGCGTTCTCGCTTGTCTTGAAGATGGTAGTATAGATACGTCACCATACTTTGGCATGGACATTTACTCCGATGAATTTATAATAGCAGTTGCAGAGATGTCACGAGATTGGTTGCTTGCCAACACACAGGTGAAAGATGACGAGGATATATACTGGGAATGTGTGTTCTGTTGTTTCACACAGTATGTATTTGGTATGGCTGTTGACTTGTTGTTGCAAGGTTTACCGTATGATTTATCTAACCTAAGCAACATGAATTTACTGGCAGATATGTCTGGCTATGGTGTGAAAACATTACAAACTAGATACACATGGTTTCTCAATCGTTGTAAACAGTTAGGGTTTGACCAGTCGTGGATATTCCTAGCTAGATTTCTTACATAAATACGACATACTAAAAGGGCGTAACTCGCAATGGGTTACGCCCTTTTTTTTATTCGTTTTCTATCGTCGTGATATCTGGGTTGTGCTTATCGCCCTCAAGCTCCAGTGTTCTAAAGCGTTGTAACAAATCATAAGTAATCTTACTATCGGTAGAGATAAACTTATTCTCCGTGACTTCTCTCTTATCGGGTGCCGCAAGTCCAGCCCTGTCTAGTATATCTTTACTTGCGTTAAACCTAACGAGTTCAGAACGTGCGTTAAAGGCTAGGTCTTTTAGGTTCTCATAAATCAATGCACTATCATCAAGAAACTGCTGTCTCATTGCTTCCTGCTTATCAGTGATAAGTTCTTTCTGTACTCTAGTTAAACCTCCAGTTTTTCCTATCGCACTTCTTGCCTTCTTAATTGGTACACCGGCTGATACCTGTTCGACTACTTGAATATCATCGTCAGTAACGTAGCGTTGATAGCTTCTCCCTTTCCTGCCAGCTTTCCCATCCTTACGGTTGAAATGTTTATCACCGTATTCTTTTAGTACCGACAATAAATCACCTCCCTATATAGTCATGCCAGTATCCATTGCTAACTTTAACTGTTCATTCCACATAGGATTTAAAAATCTGTTCTTCGTGTCACCACTCATTTGACATATGAAATATCCCATAGGTAACGGGCGTCCGCCACCCTTCTTAATGTAATCAGGATACGCCTGAAATGATGGCTGCTTAATCTCCCATACTGTTCTAACCACTGGACATTTAGCAAACAGATTATGTTGAACACTAATCTTTGGTGTGGCTGATGGTGCGTGTCTATGTTCTTTCCATACGCAATCAGCATTGAAGTAATCATACGCATCCTGTCTAACCATATGTCTATGTACAATGTAATGCACGTAACAATTCTTATTGACGTTGAAGTATACGATACCTTGGCTACCCTTATATAAATTTCTGTCACCTAATAGCGAGGCGACTACACCTTCAATACTGATGTATGTATCACTGTATACTCTGTCTGGATGATTGCCAGATATAATTCCTAAGAGTTTACCGCTATCATATAAAGGTTTAATATCATCAACGAGTGCATAGATTTGTTTATCGCCGCTCAACGTTTCCTCGATGATGCTACCTTTGCTATTCTTTGTCACCGTGTTAGTTGCATCACCGCCGATTACAACCTTCACGTTATCAGGTAAGCTACTCAAGAACTCAACCTCTTTCTTAAAATAGTCTCTGTCATTTAGCCCTTCGTGTATGTCAGATAACACAGCGAGATAACCGAAATCACCATTAACTCTGCACTGTATTACGTGTTGCTTTAATGTCTCTTGAATAACTTTTTCTTGCGTAGCCATACGTCCTCCAAATACTGTCTCATTCCTTTGCCATACTTACCACTGAGTAAGTCACATCTAATATCTTTAATCCACTTATCGTACTCTTTAGTACACGGTTTATTTAATCGCTCCTGCCAATCCGGATACCTTTCTTTAACCATTGAGACGAACAGGTCCAACATGTCCTGCTCCTCTTGTTCGATTAAGGTTTCTTCTATGCTAGGTGTACACGGCTCCTTACACCTGTAATTCATGGGCATCTTGTTGAACATCTTGAGGGCGATTCGTGTTTCACCGTATGCCCACTGTCGTTCGTTAAGTCTAGTGATTCTTCTGATAGATGAACATACTCTTTTGTCGTTCAGCTTACCCGCTCGGTACTCCTCTATCATGCGATTCATAAACTTAACTGTATTAGGACTCTTCGCCACTCACATCACCTCTTACAGGGCACACCCAGATGCGCCACATGAATCACACTGCCAGCAATGACCATCTAATTTCACGTTCTTACTGTGGCACTCTGGACATTCCATATCCGTCTGCCTATCCTCAACTTCTACATTCTGTACAATAGGCTCATGTGAATCAAGTGTATATGCATCGTTCAGTGTCACGCCTACCGCAAACCCTACGCTATCTGTATTCAGTTTAAACAACTGTTTAATGATAGCGTCAATGCTTACGCCGCACCGCATGGAAAGCGAGATAAGTCTAGTGATACCATCAACTTCATCTTTATGGCGTTCACTGTTTACAAAAATCTCAAACATCTTACCGTCTTTCCAGTTGACCGTGATATACAATTTAGTACCATCACCCATCAACTGCGTATATGTTCTGCCAATAAGTGTACCAATACCGCCACGACGTTCTGGTCTAATACTATCATGAAGAATGACAGGCTTCTCTTCTTTCTTGCTCAGACCAAGGATGTTCCCTCTAGCACAGTTATCTCTAAACACTGTAATACCCTTGCATCCTGACTGCCATGCTGCATCATAGATAGCGAAGATGTCATCAGGTGTAGCAGACTCTGGCAGATTAACCGTAGAACTAATAGAATTATCTACGTATCTCTGCATATACGCCTGCGTGAGTACACGTCTGATTGGTTCAATGTCGTGGGACTCAACTGCGTATGGGAACATCTTCTTAATATCTTCCGCACTCGTATTCATTGGCAGCTCGTTTCGTACAAGTAAGTCCTCGATAGAATGTGAGAATACTCTGAACGTCTTGCCCTGTTCTTCAAGTTTGTGTGTGGTTCTTTCATAGTATAGTTTATAGATTGGTTCACAACCACCAGTGTATCTACCAGCCAGCAAACTAATACTACCAGTTGGGGCTACACTAATAATCTGCCCATTAAGCAACCCATATTTCTTAACGAATGCCTTTGTATCATCATCAAGAGACTGGTATAACTCTGAACTAGCTGTCTTGCCATAATCATATTCGCCAAACGTATTAAAGTATTCGTTACACAATGCAGCCGACGCCTTTACAGCTTCGTTCAGAAGACATTTAAACAGTCTATCAGTAAACTCCAACGCCTTTGGTTTCCCATACGTAAGCCCAAGCTCTACTAACATATCGGCATAACCAAACACACCTAGTCCGATAGGTCTCCAGTCTCGGATATATTTACGGTTCTCTTCATACGGCTGTTTATCATACGAGTAATCAAGTGCATCGTTCAATGCTCTAACTGCTACATGAACTGCGTCAATAAACAAACCCCAAGCGAACTTACCAGTTGTCATGTCTACGAATTTAGCTAAGTTGATACTACCTAAGTTACATGAACCCCATGCACCGAGAGGAAGTTCGGCGCACGGATTTGTCGTAAGGATATGGAAGTTATCATACCCAGACAACAGGTTATATTCGTTAAACTTGTCAATAAATAATGCGCCTGGGTCTCCCCAACTCCACTGACATTCACAAAACTTCTTAAAGAAATCACGAGCGTTAATCGTCTTCTCGATATGTTCACCAGTAGACTTCACATCAAACTTCAACGTGTATGGTTCATCACGTTCTACTGCGTCCATAAATTCGTCCGTGAATTTAATAGACACATTCATAGACTGAAGTCTATCACCTTTCATCTTTGTATCAAGCAGTTCTTCAATGTCTGGATGTGAACAATCGATAGATACCATCGTTGCTCCACGTCTTCCGTGCTGGCTAATAACATTACCAGTCTCGTTGAACAAGTCAAGGAATGACACAGCACCAGTAGATGTATTAGCGGCATTGTTTACTTTAGCGTTACGTGGTCTGAGAATAGAAATGTCAGTACCAACTCCGCCGCCTCTACTAAAGATACGAGCCATGCATTTGTTTGCTTCATAGATTGCTTCGATAGTATCATCCTCAATAGGAACTACATAACAGTTACTACCAGCCGCATTGACTTCATTCTTACGTCCAGCAAGGTACATAGTTCTTCCACCGAAGAAGAATGTACCACTAGCCAACATGTGTTCAACCTTTTCTCTGATACTCTCGTCACAGATACTAGCTACTCTTTCACAAAACTCAGCTGGCGTTTCGGTACCATCTTTCGCATACTTAGAACGGAATACGTTGTATGCTACCTCATCGTTTGCCCAGCTTACTTCGCTATCATGAATCATAACCTATCACTAATCCCTTTCTTGTACTTAATAACTTTAATAGAATCATCTGTCTTTGGCAGTGGATACACGTGTACTCGCAGGTCTTTGTTCGTCACGTTTTCATCTATCAACCGATTTACTTCATCATGGTCATCAGCTAACCCAACACATCTGGGCATGCCACTGGAATCAAAGACAACAACTGCGTATCCGGTACGTCGCATTTTCTAGCCTCCACTAACTCCTTGAAATAAGGTAATCTTTTATACATCCAAGCGCAGAAGTATCTCCATTCATCTAACTGATGGTGGATTCTCTGCGTGTACATTGTCATAAGTTGCAGGTAATTTGTTGTTACTCTTGCCTCTTCCAACATACCTACTGGCACAGAATAAATTAGCTCTCTCTTAATCTTAGGTGGAATAGGTTCTCCGTTATACTTACCAAGCAAGTCTTCCCTGTACTTGATAAATGCATCAATCACTGGGCTTGTTGTACCAAGTGCACCAATCTCACTCTGTGCAAAATGATTTGGTGTTAATACGAACTTTGGGTTTGTAATACTATGCATGATTGACTGGCTCATAACAATCTGGAACCAGTGATATCTTTGCGCCTGCTGCCACCACTTGATACTAGCAATGATAGAAAACTGAACATTAACACCCGTAAGTGCATTCGCCTCACCACTATTAAGTGGCATACTAGCCAAGCGTAACATCACATTAACTCCACGGTCATCACTCAGTGGTGTACTGTATGATAACCCAATAGCCTTAGCCGATTCTTTCAGCCCCGCAACTTTCTCGTTCTGAATAATCATTCTGTTCCTACCTTCTTTCCTACTCTATCAGTTCTACCCTTGTGTCTAGGGTTACGTCCAAATCTAAATGCATGCAGTGGACATTTCACGTTATGGCACTTGGCTACTTCATTCCTATCATAGCATACACAATCAAGACAGTTCAGTCTAATGGCTTTGAGTGGCGTTAGCTTACCACTCGCAATTTCCTGTAACATATTTGCTCTTCCTGCTTCTTCCTTGCTAATCCTAGCCATTCAAATCACCTATTCCTTTTCTACTTCGTATCTAGGTACGCCACGATTAAACGCTACGTTATTCTTCATATCAAAATATACTCTGTTCAAAAACTTAATTGCCGCTTCGAGCAGTCTAATAGCATACTGTACTTCAGCTACCTTTCTCCATGCCTCCTGGCATTCTGTATCTGTAAGTGTATGCCTATCTCCTACTGCAACTTTGTCACTATACTCTGCCGACTTCTCAGCCGTCAATGCCTTTGCTTTCTGTTCTGTGAACGCAAGCTCTTTATACATCCATGCAACCTTACTATCGAAAGTTTCCATCAGTTTGGATGCAGTAACCATCAGGCGATACGCACTAGCTGGGTCATTATCCTGCACGGTAGGGTATCTTTCTTTCACGGCGTTATACTGTTTCAGAAGTTCATCTTCCATATTGTCACCTCAATTATTACACGTATCAGTGTAAATACTGTAAATCAATCTCATCCATCTTTTCTGTAGCCAACTCACCGTCACGAACCTTATCGGCTAAGTAGGATACGAACGCATCCTTTGCTTTGAGAAGATTCCGCCAACCCTCAAAGTCCTTCGGGTCACATGTCATGAAGTTGGAAATGATAGCCTTGGTATACTGCTCGTCGAAATCGCCCAGCAATTCAAGCATCTTCTGTGCGTCATGTCCGAGCTGTTCGTCCAAGGCTAACTGCTGTTTCTCAGTCATCGAGCTTATTGATTTCCACGGCATTTACTTTGGCGGCAAGTTTCATAAGCAGCTCCTGTGCTTTTTCGTATGTATTTACGACAGCCAGAATTTGTCCACGACTAGAACCATCTGGGATACCCATCAGCATATACCCAGTAATTTCATTACTTTCGCTATCCTTCATAGCCTTAATGTACATGTCTACAACTCTCATCATTTTGTTTTCTTTATCAGATACTACAAACATATTAAACACCTTTTGCCTTTCTGCAATTATAGAAGATATCGTATACATCTTCTCTTACACAGTAAATATTATCCCTATAGTTATAACCCAAGACAACTATGTGACTGTTATCTTGATTGAAAAAATTATGCAACCACTTCTTACGCTTATCCTCTTTCTCAACTATGTTTATCTTGCCGCCACACAAATAAGTCAAGAAAGCATCATCACTCATCATGTAACAGAAACCTTTGTAGTGATAGCAGTCTACGCTTGGTAACTCATCGAAGAGTTTCTCGTGCGTAGACATATGCTTACATTCAATAAGGTACTTCTCATCCTTAATCTCCACCTGTAAATCAGCCGCTAAGCTATTCCGCAGGCAAGGGATTAAACAGTTGGACTTGAGTGCGCCACTCATTGGTGTCTTGTAAACTGGCAACCCCATGGCAATCATTCGAGCCAACACTCTACGTTCAAACGTCCTACCACTACGTCGGTTTCGCTTACCCGTTGCGACCCTTAGCGGGTCTTTTCGGCGAACCATATGTATACTCCTCTCCAAGATAATCATATACTTCGTTATCCTTGAGTGCGTATAGAGCCATTAAATCGTATACGATACAGTCGATAAGTTTATCTTCTACGTCCTTACAGTAAACGCCACTACGAAGAAGAGCAATATCATTCTTGTCTTTCATCGTGATGATGGTACGGAATAAGTCATCCCTTGTTGGCATCCTACCTACACGTCTTGCAGCCGCGTCATATACAGCGTCAAGTACATTACCTTTACCTACGTATTCTTCACCCTTAATTACAATCTTGTCAAGGATATCGTCAAACAGTCCCGTAACGAAGTCGTAATACACATACAAATCATTCGGTACTTCAGTCTCGCCGTTATCGTCGTCAACCATACCATCGTTCGGGGTCCCCTTCGTCTTACAAAGGCTCGCAATAGCTGGCGCTAACATAACCATTAACCTCATGTATTCCTGCTTATTCATTTGTATTAGCATTCCCCTTTCTCTTTCCAGTATACTTATTAAGAACTCTTACAACGTCTGCTACTTCTTCGCTGTCTTCGATACCGAGCATCGTCAGAAGTCCACCGACCAATACCTGCGCAGCATCATTACCATTCACGTTGGTATCAAATGAGATGTACGCACTACCGTCTTCTGCATCTTTCCACATTACTGTTACTGTTTTAGTTGATGTATCCTTCATACTTATGTTCTCCTTTGTTCTTAAATCCTTCTACCATATCAGCCATTGTTTCAAAGATTTTGGTAGCTTCTTCTTCTGTCATTTCGTATGTTGCCATCAGCGCAAGGAATAATGCAGTAGCAGTCACCGGCGTATCCACGTCAGAATCTACGTTGATATCTACTCCCTGTTTAGAAAGCACAGCCTTTACCTTAATATTCATTGCTGTTTCGTCTTTAAGTTTACTTGTTACGTTATCCATTTTATATCTCCTTTATGTTTGCATATGGGCATTTATCTTTTACGTTACAGAACCTCTCACATTTCATACCTCCCCAACGCTCTCTGTAACTACACTGCTTTGGGAGTAGCCCTGTCTCCATTGCGTGTACTAAGTTGTCTGCTTTCGCTTTCATATATTTGCTAACCCAATGGTCGCTAATCTTGTTTACCTCTACCAGATAGGCTGGTTGCATAACGCCACGGGATTCAGCCATGTAAGTATTACCATCTCGAACAATCATCTCACATATCATCTTCTTAGCCGTCTTGCCAAGACACTTCTTTAGCTTCATGCGATAATCATTCAGCTGTATTGCGAGGTCAAGTCTACCGCTACCATGTACTCCATCATATGTGAAGTATGTTCTATACTTTGGTTTGCCGTTCTTGTATAAACCAATCTGCTCCTTATGCTTTACGGCGCCAAGAACCTTGGCTGCTTTGTAACTGCCATATGTTTTATCGTCGTACAAGTAGCCAGTGTTTTCCTCGTCTGTTGCTTCTTCATCGAAATAGTCAAACGCACCAGTAGAAACCCCGTCGTCTAACCGTTTCTCCGTCATTGCATTTCCTTCTGTGTTTTCTTCCAGTGCTTCATGTACTACAGTACCGTGTAGTGCGAACACCGACTGCATCGGGTCAATCGTATATGGCTCTGTAAGCTTCAAGTATTCTTCCAGTGTACCGTTAAGTAACTGTGTCGTACTGGGCTTCCCAGTCCATCTACGTTCAGCGGCGATAGCAAGTAGTGCTCTCCTAGATAAGCACCGACCGCATGGTACATACAGCATACCAGTTGTAGGGTTCAGCTTACCCTCTAACCGGCAATGTTTTAAGCACTCGTTCACAGGACATTCTCTTCCGTCTGGACATCTATAATGTGTAAGTGGCATTAGCATTCACCTTCGCAATCTTCTAACACGCTCTTGTCTCTGTTCCACTGCATCATGAATCTAGTAGAGCCTAACTGATAACCTCTAACTTTCGCAAGATTAAATCGTGTGATACCGTGCCATTTCTGCTCTGCCTCAAGGCCAATCCCTGGTCTTAAGTCTGGCCTCCACATGAGTAAGCAGATGTCGGCACTCGCTTCGATGTCACCAGCCCCTTTCAGTAAATTCATTGTTGGTTCTTCGTACTGATTACTCTGGCGGTTCAACTGACTCAGCATTACGAATATTAAGTCTTTGTCCTTTGCGATTCTCTTCATCGCCTTTGCCTGCTGAGCAGCACCGTCGTACTCTTCAGTACCTTTCAGGTATTGGAAATAGTCACAGACAACCATGTCAACTGGCCTATCGAACAATCCCTTAGCGTTAATAGCCGAGATGGTTCTGTCAATCTCATCCATGGTTACTCCGTTCTTATCTATAATTATAAGCCTATTTCCAATTTTGTCAAGTTGTTTTTTTATTTCTGCGGAATCTGTAAAGTATTCTCGTACTTTGTAGAACGGACAGCCAATCAACTTAGCCAGTATCCATTCTAGTACATTACCTTTACTCATCTCCTGCGAAAAGAATACAACTCGCATATCATTACTCAGAATACTCTTTAGGATATAATCAATAGCGAAAGAAGTTTTACCACTTCCGCTATACGCTCCCACAACAACCACCTGTCCTTTCATAATACCACCAACACAGCTATCAATACCAGTGATACCAGTCTTGAATATCCCTTTTTCATACAACTTACCAAGGTCACCTAAGCAGTCGTACAACGTAGCCGCATTGTCGGTTAATGTATCTACTTCCTCTACGTCAAGGTCAAACGCTTCTTTCAAATCTGCTACGTCTTTACCCCAACGCTTAGCTAAAATATCAATCAAGTCTGCCTTTACCATCTGGCTCTTTACAGTTTTCATAAACTCTGTAGCATATGAATACTGGTCTTCAATGGAATTACATTCGTCCAACTTACGGATAAGAACAAACTGGTCAATATATACTGTCGGTAATGCTTTAACGTCTACGCCATTGACTAACGCATCGTTCATGTCCTTGCACCCATCTGGTAAAGGACAAACCCTTACGTTAAAGTTTGTTATACTATTGAACCTATCACGAACCCTATCGATATGTTTCAATCCAGCTTCGTCCATATCGGGTACAAGTATAATCTGCGTATTAGGTGGAACCGTTCTATTCAATAGCTGAATCTGTTCCTTGCCAATTTCCGCTCCACAATATCCGGCGGTAGGCAATCCCATTTCGGTGCCAGACATTACGTCAAAGTATCCTTCCACCAGATAAAGAACACTACCACCAACCTTGCGAGATACATTCAATCCGTATAATGTTTCACTCTTATCAAACACTTCACTGTTCTTTGAGTTCTTGTACTTGTATTTCGCATTGAAGTACCGTTTAGCGATAGCTACTGGCTGGTCGTTAACATTGTAAATTGGAATAACCAAGCTACCTGACGCCTGTTTATCTGCTCCAAGATGGAATAGCTTAACTACATCTTCTCCAATCTTTCTCTTACGCAGATAATCTTTAAGCTCTTCGTTTGATTCAAGATTGTGGCTGGCTGTTACCACTCTATGTCTATATGCCTGAATCAAATCTCTCTGCCTTACATACTCTGTATTAGTTGATACGTCAATGTTCAACATATCAGCTAGCTTTTCAGTAGCGGCTTCGTATGTTATGTGCTCGTATTCAGCAACAAAGTTAATTACATTGCCGCAAGCACCGCACGAAAAGCAATAGAATGTTCCGTGCGGAAATACGGTAAATGCAGAAGCATTCTCTCCGCCATGGATTGGACAAACACCTCTCCACGTGTTGCCTGTTCTCTTGAGTGTTGTGTACTGACTAACATAGTCTGCCAAATCTACTTTCGCTTTAATAACACTTTCGAGATTACTCACGACATCACTCCTTAATTATCAATCATTGCCGACATAGCGTCTCTAAGTTTCGGGTCTAACCTATCCATGTTGCTCAGGCACCACTGCATATATTCTTTCGGTACTTCGCTAAGGTGTTTGCCCTTATGTTTACCGAACGGGAATACCATATCTCCAACTGGGGAAGCTCCGTTATCTTCTGTAAACGGATTCCCGTCATCGATAGACGGAGACATATCATCGAATGCACTCGTAACCGTAGCATCATCCATACGTGCGTTACTCGTTTCCTGTTCCTGTGGCTGTACGTATCCTTCTGGCAGTGCCCACAAAGGAAGGTTCGGCTTACGAATTACATTGCCCCAGTTATCAATCGGTGCCCAAGTTACAGGCAGGTCATACAGGTATCTACCAATACCCCACGCCGATGCCGCTCTCTTAAATGCACCAGACAGTCCGCCCTTAAATGCTTCAAAGTCTGTGAGGTTTGCGCCATCTTCTCTAGTGTACTTCTCGCCACCGTTATAGAGAGTAATCGAACAGATAAAACCTTTAATAGGTTCTTCGGTATCAAACCCACGACGCTGTCGCTTAATAACACCCATGTCGATTGGCCTGTAATCTACGCTCCATCCGTCAATCAAACCACGTTCTGTAAGCTCGTCCAGTCTATTAGAGATAGCTCGTGCATCGACATACGCCATAGCCATGCCTTTAGTACCGTCTTTACTCTTCTTCTGGATACGCCACTCAATATACTTTGGGTCAAAAGGTTTCTTTAATTCTTTAATTACGTCTGCAAATAATGCCATGTTTATTCTCCTTTATCATTTAGAAAAAATCATAATCTAATACCAATAACAGTTCCGATTAATGCTCCGACTAATGCACAGATGAATGTCTCAATCACCTTGCCACCCCCTTCACTATAAACATTATACCACACTTGAACCAACTTGTCAAGCCCCTTTTTCAAACTTTTTTGATGGCTGGAGCGAAGTCAACAATCATCGTCCCACGAAGCTTCATAAGATAAGTCCTACCAACTTCCAGTGAGCTTCCTTTATTATCAAAGATAACTAACTCTTTGACAGTATCATTTACAACACCAGTGACAAAGTGCATAGGCTTACCTTGTTTAGTCTTATGTGCTTTACGTTTAGTTACCGTTACAAGGAAAATAGTCCTACCATCGCACAAATCAGACATATAATCGTCCACAGAAGAAAAAGAATATCCGATAGATGCAAGTTCCATCTCTCCATTAGACTGGACATCTTCGTGATGCACGAACTTAAACGGTGGCTTACTCTTCCTAGAATCTTTGACCCAATCAATGTACTGTAACAACTCCTCTCTATTGCCTTCAACTGCACCAGCTTTCACTATAGACTCAAGTACCCTACGGTTAACACTCTTATTGTCCTCTATCCACTGCTTACCATCGTGATTGAACGTCAAAGTATCAAACGCATTTCCTACGTATTTTAACATGTCAAATCCTAGGGTTATATGATTAGACATTGGAACGTAGGTATGTTTAAAAACGTCGTTATTTAACGGTGTTTTTGAGCATTTTAACGATTTTATACTTGGTGGTTCTACCTTAATGTGCAGTTGTAAAGAGTGTGAAATGTACTTTGATACCTTTGCTCTGTCGTCTTTGTTGTACTCAAGCAGTGAAGCCATGTAATACTCTGGATAATTAGCTTTAAGATAAGCTGTTCTCCATGATGTTAACCCGTATGCAACTGCATGCGACTTATTGAATAGGTAATTAGCCGACTTGCTTATGCTATCGGAAAGATAATCAATGACATCTTTAGGAACCCCATGTTTAAGTCCTTCTTCTTTGAACTTATTCATAGCCGGTTCCATTTCTGAAACAACTTTACGTCCGATAATCTTACGTAGAATATCCGCTTCACCAAGCGAATACCCACACAAAGCCTGCGCTATCTGCATTACCTGCTCTTGATATAAGATTACGCCGTATGTTTCTTTTGTAATCTCATCATACGCTGGATACAAACTCTTGACTGGCTTACGTCCAGTTCTTCTATCAACGTAGTCCTTAGCCATACCACTATCGAGTGGGCCTGGTCTACATAATGCCATAACTGGTATTAAGTCTTCTGCACCATGAATAGTAATAGAACGGATGAAACCTTTCATCGCCGCCGACTCAATCTGAAAACAACCTTCTGTCATTCCACTATTCAACAACTTACATGTTGCATCATCTTTCTCTGGTATATTATTCCAAAGTTTCTGTGCATCTGTACCCATCATATCAGCCATTCTATGTACAATAGATAACTGCATAAGCCCAAGCATATCAAGCTTAAGGCACCCCTGTGCTTCAAGGTCGTGATAATCAGTTGCACAAACAAAGTCGTCTCCCTGTTTCTCTATCGAACACCATTCGGTGGGGTCTCTAGGGAATACCATAACGGCACTGGCATGCATACCATAAGACTGCAAACGTCCAAAGAAATGCTTAGCAAGCGTTCTGAGTCTCTCGTCTTTCACTCCTTCCCATGTCTGAAAATTGGTACTAATCTTATTGACGTAACTGGAAGACAACCCAAGAGCTTGTCCAGCTCTTTTAATAGCCGCCTTCTCCTGCATGTAGTTCATAGTACGTACATGATAAACTTCCCCGTACTTCTGACGTACATACTCAATTACATCATCACGTCTATCGCTTTCAAAATCGACATCTATCATTACTACCTTATGTCGCCATAAGGATTAGACTATCTCTTCGCCATGCCTTTCGGTTTAGGCGTTCCGCACTTCGGGTGGTGTTAATCTCCACCCTACGTTCCCTTGAACTAGTCGTTACACTTTATTGTTATATCGTGCCAACGATGCCATTTAGTTAACATACTGTAACTAGCACCGTATTCCTTGCTTGCAAATCTACTTGCACTGGCAAAGGAATCAAATGGGTATTCACATACACCAACGCACAATATACAAGAGCTTTTGTGTCTACGAAAGCCAATAGAGCTTCTTTCAACGTTGAATCTCTGAGTAACCCAACGTAAGTTTGTATAATGGTTATTCCATGGATTGTTATCAATATGGTCAACAACGAGGCCGTCTTTGTATCCATCACAGAACGCTTTAGCAACTATTCTCCCGATGGAAGCATTCTTACCAACGCCGTTTTTCCATAAATTAACATACGGTCTATCTGAGGTAGTAGTACGCCTTACACTCTTAACTTTACCCATATACCTGTTTCTAACAACTCCAAGTTCATTTACTTCATAGTTATCATAACCATCGACAACCTTCCACATAAGCCCTCCAATCTTAGCACGGTGTTGTCTCATAGAGAGTTTCACCGTTAGCCACATAAGTGACACCGCTTTAACATGCGTTCACGGAATTTAACACTAGTGATTTCTCACTAGCTCGACATATAGTTTATCTGCTGGGGTTACTCGTTGCTCGTTGCAGAATCGCTCAAAGATTGTATTCCACTTAATGGAATCTACCTGAGTAATGCCCGAGAGGTAAGCTGTACAACACCCACCAACAGACCCGCGACCCAACCCAGTAAGAATACCATGCTCATTGCAATAACCCATAATGTCTTTGATAATGCAGAGATAATTGAGATAATCGCATCGCCGAAGCACAGGTAACTCTCGTTCAACTCGTACCACATAATCGCTTTTATTCTGTCTGGTTCCCATGTGTAACCGTTTCCACCCTTCGTTACACCAGTCACGAATCTGTCTTTCAGGGTCTTTAGTGTTGTACTTAGGATAATTGTCACCACCTTCTGGAATTACAACATTACACTTGTGAACGATGTTACTGGATTCTTGAATCATGGTATCAACCTGTTCTATGCCGAACCCATCTTCCATCATTCTCTGTGTAACTTCTTTGCCATCCATCATGTAAAAATCTTTACTACTATAGGCATCATTAGTTCCTCTTATGCTTACCCACATATCGTGATAAGCAGCATCAGCAGGATTGGAATAATGACTATCATTAGTAACAAGGACATTGTAACCGTGAGACACAGCATAATCGTAAACTCTCTTATTATACTCTCTCTGTTCTTTGAATCCATGCGGCTGTACCTCCATGTAGAAATCATCGCCAAACAAATTAGCGATAGTATCAACCACATCGGGATATCGATTAAAGAAGCCAGCTATACATGCGGTAGTACAAATCAATCCTTCGTGGTACATCTCTAAATCTTTAATACCAATCCTAGGTTTTCGATAGAACTGACGTGCCGCAACGGTAGACAGTCTATACAAGTTCCTAAGTCCGTTAATGTCTTTAGCTAACAGTATGATATGTGCATTCTCTCCGCTCTTCATCTCTGGTTCTGGACAAAAATAACCTTCCATACCGAGTATGGGTTTGATACCCGACTGCTTACACTTGTGATAAAACGCATACAATCCAGTAGTTGTACCATGGTCTGTTAACGCTACCGCTTCATATCCAAGCTCTTTACCTCTTTGAATAATCTCGTCAATAGTACAATACCCATCTCCTATAGAATAGTCGGAATGCTGATGTAAGTTTGTAAATGTACTACTCATCTGACGCTTCCTTTCTCTGCTTCTCCAGTGTCATCTTCTCCCACTCTTTACGTGCGGACTCTTTCGCTTCTTCCATCTTCTTAAGGTACAGGCCATAATATGTATCACTCTTCTGCTTCATGTAGTTAGACACGTAATCTTCGGAATCAAGACTCTCACGTATTCTATCATTCTCTTCCGTGTGTTCGCCAGTGTACTCTTCAACAAGTACCTCTACTGGATATGCACATAAATAAATATGGAATGGCGTTTCTACGTAGGATAAACACTCACGACCATTAAGGTTGTTCAATACCTGGTTAGGCATAGGAGCATTTGTTTTGCTTGTCATACGTCTCATTGTATGTTTCTTGCCTGCTCCATATAAACCAAGTACGTCTGCCTTATGAATATATACACCGAAACCAAGGTTCATTAATTCTTTATCCTTCATCCGGCTCACCCCCTTTCCAACTCTATTTGAATTATACCACAGTTCCAAAAGTTTGTCAAGGGGGTTTTGAAAAAATTTTTCGGCAAAAACTGTTGGCAAATTTCAATGGCCATTATCTTATATTATTGAAAGAAACTTTAAAAACTTTAAAATAAAAAAAGCTTGACAAAGTTTCTCTTTTATGGTATAATAATGTTGGAAAGAAACTTCAAAGGAAAAACTTGACAAGGTTTATCTTTTGTGGTATAATAATGTCAGAAAGAAATTTCAAAAACTTCAAAAGAAAAGACTTGACAAAGTTTATCTTTTGTGGTATAATAATGTTGTAGAAAAGTGGACAACTAAATATATGAGTAACCGTTACATTGCGAATACATCTCAGACAATGTAACACGGTGTTGTAAATACAATTGTTGACCGAAACTCAATCACGTAGCAAGACAAGGTTACAGGAAATCAGGGTACTTTATGTATTGGTATCTCAGCGAAGGCCAGAAGTAATCCACACTTCATGGGGGTCAGGCGCAAGTAATGTCCGTTAAAGGGAGAAGCTTTATGGTGGGTTAAAATCCGCCCCCAAAATATTTAGGCAGGAGGCTCAAGTCGAAAGACGGCGTTGGACAACCACTTACCAAGGGTTGAGTGAGGTTTAAGTTCTTCGAGAACTAGGTGTGTTGTCACCTTGAACGACCGAGGCGATGGGGTTCATTCCATTATCTCTGTTAAGACGCTACGTACTGACCGTGAAGTATACAACCTTTACGGTTTAGTATGCGGCGTCTACCTTCTCACTCCCTCAGCTCCGGGGTTCATCCCGCCCCGACAGGGCGAATGAACCAAGGAGCCATGAGGGGGAAAGAGAGAATATCTAAACTTAACATTAAACTTTAAATAAAATATATCTTACCTCTTGACAAATATTGAATACTGTGATATACTATATATAGATTAGAGATTGTAGAATGAAAGGAGAGATATTAAATGACTGAATCTAAGTTTAAAGTAGGCGATAGAGTATATGCTCCGTTTCGTGGTTACGGTACTGTAATAAAGGCAAATGATGATTACGCTGTCTACCCAGTGGTAGTAAAGTGGGATAAAGGTAATACTCATTTTACTGAGGACATCAGCACGTTTACTGCGGATGGTCGTTTATCTGTATATATTAACGACGATTATACTTATACAATTACAGATGAAGAACACATACTTAATAAAGAGGAGAAAGATTCTAAATCAGACAAGGAGGTTAAAGCAATGACTGATAACAAAGTAAAGGAAAAAGTTATTCTTCATATTTTTGATAGGGTTCATAGTCCTTATTATGGTTATGGAACGGTTATTGGTTTGAGTAATTTAAATACAGGTACAGAGCCCATTATTTTGTTTGATTTAAAGAATAGCTCCCTTCATTCCGGTGATATTTATGAGAAGTATTGTAATGAATCCAATTTTTCCGTAGCTGCTGATGTTCGTAGGAATAGATGTCTTTTGGTACATGTATATGAAGCATCAACTAATGAGGACAGTTTGAATAAGGATGAAGTGCGTCTCGTTCCCTTTGATTCTTTAGAATATAGACAGCATCCAATTAGAGTTTCATTTGACGGAGGAAGAGATTCCACAGAGAGGCATAGTGCTGTTGTTGTTGCTATTAAGAGAACTGGTGTTACTATTTTAAGAACTGGGGATTACACTTTTGCTGGGGATTCCATTATTCTTGCTTTTGATAAAATAGAAGGGACTGATACTTCTTTACCTTTGCATTCCGGAGAAGGACTTTCAGCGTATTGTGACAATATCCTTCGTACCCTCTGGCCAGAGAAAGATATCTATTATTGGGCGCATGCTAACCAACTTTCTTTTCATGAGGAGCTTATGGGAACAGTGCCTTCTTTTGATATTAAAGAAGAAAAAGATAACAACAATAATAAAGAAGATGAAGAGAATGCTGATAACAAAGTAAAGGTTGAGTATTCACCGATTAACCCCTCTCATTATAGGGTAGATGGTATCCCAGAGGCTATTGATATCATGGAACATCTCATGACACAGGAGCAGTTCAAAGGATTCCTTTGGGGTAATATTATTAAATATGCGTATCGATATGGACGCAAGGGAGATGAACACGATACAGCTGGTAAGATTGAGTGGTACGCGAATAGACTTAAAGAAGCGTGTGGAGAAAAGGGGGAGTCGTAAATGAAACTTAAAGAATATTTATATTGCTTAGTTGCCGACCAACCAGTGGCTATTGAAGATGCGGAAGAAGACGCTGGCACAAGTTGGCTTGATAGGGATACTACATTTGCGGATAAAACGTTAATCCCTAAAGAGATTCTTGATTTAGAAGTGCATAAGTTTGGCGGTAATACCTATTACCCTGGTAACTTCTGCTCAGAAGAAAGTGAATGCTTCTATGACCCTTATGAAGATTGGTATGGATGTGTTAAGTTTTACGTTAAGGATTTTCAGAAAGTAAAAGACAAACTAGGACTTAAAGGAATGGTTAAGTAAATAAAAAAATAGGGAGGCTTTCGCCTCCCCTTTTTTATTGGTTTAATTCAGTAAGTTACCAAGTGCTCTTACGTTAGAACGTACAATACCAGCTTCTTCATTATCCGATTTAGTTACCATCTTTTCCGCCTGTTCTGCTGTAACCTTTGGCTTAATATATTTATCTACTGCTTTGTGCGCCTGTTCTGGTGTCTTGCCGTAGGATTGCAGTTTCTTAAGATTAGCTTCTGTTGGATTGTTAACGTAGGCAATCATTACGTCTTTAGCACTGTTAGAGTAATCTTGGTTAATATCTGTTACAAATCTGTTGAGGTCTGTATTAAGTTTATTCTCGATTGGGTTAAAGCCCATAATGTTTTTAGCTCTGTCTACATCACTCATAGACTGGTACTCTGTCTTAGGCATTAACTTACTGTAAGAATAATACTGTCCTCTTGCTGCCTGTAACCATCTTGATGCCGCCGGTACTGCTTTCAACCAAGCAAACATCAGCTGGTCTGTTGTATACTTGTCGTACAAAATGGCATCGAAGCTTGCACCAGCCGCAGAACTAAAGTCGATAGCTGTACCCAACGACGGACCACCAAGGTTACGCAGGTCTGTCGGGTCTTTCATGATATCGGAAAGACCTACCTTCTTACTGATATCTACACCGAACACCGGAGCTGCAATACCGTAGCACAGTGCTTCGCCGATAGCACGTGAGAACTGGTCGTTTCTTCTTCCAGCTGCTTTCAGAATAAAAGCCTTTATCCAGTCTTCTGGGTTTGTACCAGTGATTGCTTGGCTCATACCAGAAATCATAGTCATCATCGGGATACCGGAAACAACACCAGAGAACAACATCATTGTTCCAAGGAATCTCTTGAGTTCAGTACTCTTCTTATTCTTAAGCATCCAATACATAAAGTGGAATGTCTGGAATCCGTAAGATGCAAACTGGAATACGCACTTAGCAAGCTGTCCGCCTTTAGCCAAGAGTAGTGGGTCTGTTGCTCTGTTGAAGTTAAAGTTCGTGCGATATACGAAATCTCTAATTATAGCCATACGCTGTGCGTTATATTCTTCTTCGCCAATCTCAGACTTGCTTTCTCTGAACGCCTTGTACTTAGGACTGGTATCAATGAGATGCTGTGCTACAAGTGCAGCAAACAGTCTACATGCAAGGTCTGCACCTCTGAATCCACCCATACTTAAGTCAAGAATCTTCTTGCCTGTCTTTGGCATCTTGTCGATAATACTTTCGCCTTCGTATGCACTACCAGCGTTACCCAACTGAGTAGCCATATCGTTCATAACCGATTCACCATCTTTGCCAGTAAGTGTACCGAACATTTCGTCGAACACTTGCAGTTCGATGGCTGTCTTATCTCCACGTTTCAGAGCTTCATCAAATGCCTTTTCACCTTCTTGTTCAAGTAAGCTCTTCCCTTTCTTAGTAAGGTACAGGTCTGCCATTACCTGCTGAATTTCTTTGCCGTATTGGCTTACGTCAAACTCACCTTTCAAAATATCAGACGGCTTATGTGCCTTAGTTAAGATACCTGGCATCTTCTTCATTGCATAAGCAAACGCACCTTCTCCCCCGAGTGCATACACGTTAGCTAACTGTGCATACTGTGCGAGTGCCGTACTCACGTTGAACATACCAAGTTTTAAATATACGTTGACAGCAATACTGTTATGAAGTAATGCGGGAAGCCACATGTCTGGTAGGTATACACCACATGCATTTAAGATATTACGCATGCCAGGAACCGCATAGATAGCATCAACCACCATAACACTGAGTCTTCTCATGAATGCATCAGCCGGCTTATCTCTACCATTCATATTATCTACGAGTTCGCACATAATATTGTATTGAGAATAGTAAGAGTCTCTCCTAGTTCTATCATAGTTTCTTCCTGTGTACTTGTAGATAGTCTGTGTCATGTCTCTATAGAATGGAGTGAGTGCTTCTACACTATTCACTGTGTGTAAATAATGTTTGAGAGAACCGATAACGTCATGGGAATACAGTCCGCTATTAGATGTACGTTCACGGGCGTAGTTTGCTGCTAAATACTGTGCACCATTTGCTTTTAAAGCGTCGCTAACTTGTCTGAATGTCTGCACTTTATCTTTGCCAACACGAATCATCTTAGCTGTCTGAATCAAACGTGGTTTATATTTACCAAATTCTTCCTCATCTTCTTTGTCCATATTGCGAAGAGCGTTAACAACTCTTTCGATACTATCGTCGCCCTGCCATTCTTCACTATCATTAAACTTCTTGCGAATAAATTTTGCAAGTCTACCAGAGACATCTGTTTCGGCTTCTTTCTTACCTCTGTTAACATCCTTCTCTGTGAGAGTACCAATAGATGTATCAACGTTACCGACAATATCTGTACGACCGCCGCCCTGTTCTTGCAGCCATTCATCACGTGTCTTTTCTACATATCGTTCGTTCTGTCCGATAGGATGTTCGTTTCTGTATTTAGACCTATCGCGTTTGCTTTCAAAAGAACCAATGCTATATGTAATAACGTGATAATACTTATCGCCTCTCTGGACGATAAAGCCTTCGTCTTTAGATTGCTTATTCTTGTTGGCCTGCTCCTCTGTAATCTCGTGCCATACTTCTTTCTGCAGAATATATCTAGCATAGTATCTCGGTGCGTATGCATGCAAGAACCCAGTATGTACACGATTGATGATGTCATCATTCTGCAAAGCTCTCTTCTGTTCTCTTTCGTATGCGTTCATCAGTAACGCACGATACAGTGCTTGGCTTGCGATAAACCCATCGATGACAGGTTGAGCGTATCCTCTCTGTTTCATGAGTTTACGTCTGAATTGTTCGCATTCTCTTAATACCTGCTTTTGTAATCTAGCTCTCATGCGAGCCTGACCTTGTACGCCAGTGCCATCCTCGTTCGATGGGTATGCAATGAATAGGTTCTTGAACTTACCGTTCTGCATGCGTTCATCTTTACATGCATAGAATACCAGTGTGCCAGTATCTTCTCTGTACCAGAAGGCTTGATTCTTGTAGAACTTTTTCTTTTTCTTATCGTAGTATTCTTTCATCTTTTCAATCTTGTCGTTCATTGTAGCCATGGCTGTAGCCTTATCTGGCTGATTATGCAGAACAAAGAATACGTCATCATCATATACTTTAAGCATAGCATTCTTACCGGAAGAAGAGCGGTTCTTACATCTTTCGTCCTGCCCAGCTTCGTATGGAAGGTCGAACAGTTCGACAATGTCTCTACCTCTATCACTGTTGACATTGATTTCAGTATTGAAATACTGTCTCAACGCCTTGGTCTGTAACTCGTTTCCGTCAATGGTGAGGAGCTGTTGCAACTGCTTAACGTATGCGTCACTCTTCGCATTTAATTCCTGCTGATAAGCGATAGAACGCTGCGATTTATCGAACAGTCTGTCTGCGTCTTCTTTGCTAACAAGTTCTTCCAACCATCTCATACCAGGAATCAATGCGAGCTTAATGTCCTTGGCATGGTTAAGTTCACTGGTGGATGTCTGAGAGAATGTCTTGTTGCGTTTGTTTGCAATAGCGTACAGTAATTGCATGAACTTACCGCGTGGAGAACCAGCGTCATGAGATACATCTCGTGCAGGAGTAATAGCACCCTTGCTAGTACCAACGTCAACCTTCTTCTTTGCTTTTTTCTTTTTAACTGTTGCGTGCTGATTAGTCTGCGTCTTGAAGTTGAGTATACCAAAGTTAGAATTAGATGTAAGTTCACTTATAGATTCTGTCGCCTTCTTTAATTGTTCTCTCATTCTCTTCTTATCTTCATTTCTAATTTCATGTTTTGGGTCTTGTACATCCAATTCGCGAAGCAGTTCTGCAGATTTATAAAGCCATGTAGTCATAAAGGCCGAAGAATCGCTTCCTGCGATATTCTTCCCTGTGTTATCGCCAGTAGTATTCGGTGGCGTGGTATCCAAATGACTGTACGTTTCTGTAATTAATTGCTTCGTAGAGTAGAATAATGGTATCTCTTTATTGACTGTTTTAGCGCCGAATATAATACTTGGTAATATCATACTCATAACTAAGGTTTCGTAGTTGCTTGCATCAACGTTTTTGTAGAACATACCAAGTGTGGTCGCACCGACTTTGCTAACGAACCTAGCGTCACCAGTCTTAGTACCATCATAACCTACTAAGTGTGCCATAACCCACATAGCCGCTGTATCTTCGACAAGTTTATTTACGTCTACAAGTTCTGTAATTGCCAGTATTTGTCCCGCTAACAAACTATCATTATTATTTAAAATCTTGAGAGACTTCTTAAGCTCTTCTCTAAGTGCTCGTCCGATAGCTTCTTCGGCATCGTCCTCTAAATCCTCTGGAAGTTCCTGTGCGTTTCTATCTACGGCAAGACCTCCAAACTTCTCATCTTTCCAGTTTGCGTCACTAGGAAGTGCAAGTCTATACTTACCTTTTGCTACGTCAATCGTTACTGCTTCATCGGTGAATGCATGCATTAACTCGTGGTATACTGTAGAACGATGGTCGTCTGCTACTATCCTACCCATGGATTCTTTATATCCACTATCTTTATTCAGCAGGCTTGTAATGTATGGAGCTACCCCCAATGTGTTGCTTGCTCTATTCAGAAACAATGTGTGTGCAAACTTAACGTTTACGTCATTATCCAGATGTCCTTTGAGGTTAGCACCTAAGAACGCCGTGTTTTCTTTACTCATTCTAATAACATCTTCTTTTGTTATCCCTAAGCGTTCTGAACTCAAATCTCTGATTGCATCTACAGTTAACGGTTTCAGTTCGTGTAACTGTTTGCCATAGATTATATCGATTGCATTCGGTAAATCTACATTCTTTACACTGTAAGACTGGTTAGAATTAAAGAGCTCTGGTTTTGTAGTTACACTTTTAAGAAGTTTATCAAGGACGTCTGCAGTTTTGTTTGTAGAGTCAAGACCTTTTAATCTTTTAGATGCTATTGTGAATAGCGAACAAAGGTTAGCAATATCAGTGTACGATAACTTATCTTTCTGTGCAAGTTCATAGCTGAATGTGTGTAATGATGTGATTAAACCATCACTACCCATCGCACTATCGTTATGCGCCATCATCAGATAATTATACTCTGGTTCAGCCATTAAGTCTTCAATGGTGTATGGAATATCCTTACCGTATTCTTCTTTTAAGTCCGACTTATCTACAGAACCCATGTACTGCAATAGAGTAGCGATAGGGTTTTCATATGGTCCGAGTTTGCTTTTTGCTTTCCATTTTGTAGAATTCGTATCATGAATATCAACTCTACCTTTGATATTCTTAATCGGAGAGCTATCGGTGATATCAAGTTTCTTGACGGTGTAGTACCCATCCTGATAGTCCATTATGTTTAAAGCACCAAGGATTGCTTCCCTAAGATTGGTGTATGCCCACGAATTAATGTACTTGCTTTCTTCTATTTCTTTGTTGCTATAGTCAAGCTTTGGATTCTGATTTACAACACCGAATATCTTATGTACTTTATCTACGTAATCTACGTGAAGAGATATTTCGTTAATATCGTCACGGAATTCAGCTGGCCCTTCGGAAAACTTTGAATTATTTTGAGGGTTGTGAGGACTTCCAAACTTTTTTCTTAAAGATTCTTTTCTAGCTCTCCCTGCAATTTCCATCTGCTCGGGATGAATAAATCTATTAACGTCTTTCTTAATCTGTTCCATAACTCTCTCACGCACTGTTTCTTCCTTTTCGTTGTTCTTTTTTGCTTCCTCTTTGATGTATCCATCAAGGCCGTTATTGATAAGAACTTCTTTTGGAATCGTATTGTTTATAGCCAATACTGCCTTTACCATAACGTTGTTAGGAATACCGGATTCGTCGATGTTAAAATAGTCATGTAGCAATGTAGTGATGGCACCAACTACAGTACCAGACGACTGCAGAACGCCGTGGTCCGTGGAATAATTAGTGTCATTAGGTTCAGAACCTTCTTTCTTAGCGAAGTATTCTATAATGTCCCCATTAATTACGTTAGGGTCTCCTTCTTCTCTGCCTAAAGCTTTGTTTAATGCTCTATCTTCACGGACGGAGGCCTGTACCCAGTTACCGTCCTGACAAAATTCTTTGAGTTTAGCGAGTCTATCCTCTTCGTTGCTAGCTTCTTTATATTCCTTATACTGTTTTTTCGTTAACAGGTACTTATTTCCTTCGTGGGATACAACACGTTCTTCGCTTCTCTCTGCTGCGTACTCTCCTCTCTTCATTCCGTATGCGTAATTATATACTACTTTAGAAAGCTTTACGACTCGATGGCCAGGGGCTGCATGATTTGGGTCTACCTTATGTTCTCTCTTCATCTTATCAGCGATACTTTCAATCTTAGTTTCGAGTGCTTTCGATAACAGTATCGCATCCACCTTTGTGACACCATGCTGCACAGCAAACCCTAACTTCAGAGCTACACTGCTGTCCGTCGGATAGAAATGCCCAGCACCTATTATGGCAGCTGAGAGTACACCACGCTTTGCCTTATTAATAGCGTTCTTCCACCTGTTAATAAAGTTATCTTTTGTCTTTTTGTATTCATCCTCGGTCTTAGCTCTTTCTCTATACTCTTTGCTACACTCTTCCCACAGGTTTTCAATCCACTTATCTTTAAATTTATTTAATTCGCCGATTGTGTCTTTGTCGTAGCCGAGAACTTTCATAATCTGTTCATATTTTTCTACGGTTACCTGTCTACGTTTCCCGTCTTCTGTTACGATAAGAGACATATCGCTGATATTAATATCATCGGTGTCGGACTTGTTATCGGCTATATACTTACCAACAAACTTACTTTCTTCAAATTCGTTTTCTGGCATCATCATTGCTGTGGTTTTAGTATTAAGCCACGGGAATTTAGTGGTACGTCTACTAACAAGTCTATTAACTTCCTTACCATCGACATGCATCTTACTGATAATGTTATGGCTATAGCTTAATCCAAAGAGCTTTTTACCTCTTTCATCTTCTTGAACTTCTTTGCAGATTTGTTCAAGTCCTTGTTCAAGGTTTTTAATGCTAACATACCAGTAGTCTCTACCACGACCTTTGGTTCCAGCAGTAGGGAATAAACTATTAATTTTTTTAATTAAATCGATAGCGTATTCTCTAACAGCGTCTGCGTCAGAACTATCTTTATGTTGTGCAAACTCGGATTCACCAAGGTCGCCATAGTTATCTTTTACTGTTCTTACGATAAATGCAATCATAAGATTTGCTTTTTCAGTAGAAGACAGGAATGCGCCATCTTGATTCTTCTGCTTTAACATATTTTTATAAAGCCCTGTATCCAGTTCATTACATAACTGAATCTCAAACGATGTAATAGCGAGGTAACGAGCTGCTTGTGCTGCTACTCTATAATCATAACTTCTTTCAAGTGTAAGGTTAGGGTTGTCTGTGAAATCGTGGTGAATTGATGTTTTTGTATTTCCTTCGTTCTCCACACCACCGCCAGTTTTATCTTGACGCTTATCTCCGATATCGTCGTCTTCACTATCCTGTTTATCCTTTTCTTTTGTTTTACTCTGTCTATTCTTGTTAGCCTCTTGCTTTTTCACGTCTTCGTTATCTATCTGCATGTGCTTATCTTTAGCGGCTTCAGCTAATGAAATAGCTTCTGCTATTATATTGGCTTTTGAAATTGCAACAGCTTTACCATTCCTAGTTAAGAGTTTATTCTTAACGATACTGTTTATAAACGCATTCTGCATTGTGGCAATGTAATTGGCAAGTTCAATATCTGCTTGCGATTTCTTGTCTTTATTAGAATTACCATATGCTGCTTGCAGAAGAAACGTCTTGCCATATTCGTTTGCCTTCAGCTCGACCTCTTTCGGTACTTTACTTAATGACTCTATGATATCTTTCCTAATGCCGCCAAGCTTCTGCATCATTTGATATGCACTCCAAGCTTCCCCACCCTTCTCTGTCCCCACGACAGAAAGGAAAGCCTGAGAGAAGGCGTTAATAAACTCCTTGGTGTACGCTTCAAAGTTTTCATCGGTACTATGTTGTTTAAATTTATTCAGCAATGTTCTCAGGTCTTCTGCGTATGGGCCACGAACCATTTCGTTATTAACTGCGGCAATAATTTCCATACGACCAGTGGATTTAATGCCTTGTTGTGGCTGAGCATATTGCTCTAATAACCATGGAAGTGCATCTGCAAACTTTTTCATTCCGTATTCGTGAAGTTCTTCTGGCATACTATATGGCGACATTTCCTGAACAAACTTATACGCCGTCTGTTCGTCCCCATCTGCGCCAACAAACAGGTCGCCAGTTACGGAGTAAAGCTGGTTAGGCTTAACCTTTGCCAGAATAATACTATCTCCACCACGGTCTACTATGTATTGCTGATATTTGCTACGCAGAACGTACCAGAACCATGTGTTTAAGCTAGCGACACCTTTTGTACCCTCCTCGTTTGTAGCGTCTCTCTCCATCTTAGCACGTACTCCGTCATACGTTACGATAGCTGTATGAATAGCACCCGGTAAGATATCAAGCAGGTCTGCGTAGGCATTCCTAAAATCAGTAGGATTGTCATAATCAACAACCCCATTACGGTTTGCACCGTTAGCCACCGTCATTTTATTACGAAGTAGGTTGAGACCATAAGACGCAAGAGCGCCAAATGCAGCCATGTACTGCATCCTAGCGTGGAACTCTTCTTCTTTGCTCTTGAATTTATGAGCGCCGCCAAGGAAACTAATATACTGTTTGGCTTCTGGTAATACAGTAACTAGATTAGCGAAAGACATTCTGTTGATAGTACCGTAGTATTTACCAACAACGTCTTTTAATTCATCATATAACTTCCCTTCACGATATTCATTGTAGCGTTGATTTGCTTCAACGTCAGCAGAGTCACGAACAACTCCTGTCTGAACAAACTTTAATGGTTCAATGTCTTTATCTTTTGGTAACTCCTGTGCATTATTCGCTTCATTGTTACGGCTATCGATAATATCTTTTACTCTATTAAGGGTAGCATTAAAGCTATCGAGTTCGTCCATGAGGTCGTCTTCGCTAATATCATCTTCATCTATAAGGTCGTCTTCACTAATATCATCGTCTTCGATATATGTTTCATTCTCACTATCTTTGTCTGGTGTACCACCATCTTCTTTGAACAGCGGGCTATCTTTTTCCTGTAACTTATGTGCTATTTCTTTCTTGTCAGTTTGTTTTGTACTGGTTTCGGAACTTTCGGTTTCGCTGCTCGTGCCATTGTTGTCGAACCGCCCCTGTTGGTGTGCGTTCCTCCCAGCTTCTGTCCTGGTTTCTGTTTTGTTGTCTGTACTACTTTCGGCATTCTTGGGTGGCTGAGTGTTTTCATTTTTCCCTCCTGTTGGAATCTTTGTAATCGGATTGTTAGACTGTACTGGCTGTTTCTGTGTATTGTTAGTTGTATCTTTCGGTGTGTTAGTAGTGTCCTTCTTCTGAGGAGTAGCAGCGACGTTGTTATTGTTTTTGTTGGTAGCACTATTTGTATTGTCTTTTGCGTTTACACCAATGACGCTATTATAAACATCATCTGGAATGCTCTTTAGAATAGTAACGGCTGCTGGTTTTGCGGCGTCATCATCGGCCCTTCTGAAAACTTCCAAGGCAGGTTTTGGAATATTGAGAACATTTTTCTTATCAAGTTTGTCGATAATGTTACGTGCTCTATCTAATCCGTTTGGTGTATTAATATTTGCAATAACGTTAGCCTTTGAATTTCTATCATTATTTACACTATCTTCTACTGGATTGGTAGTTTTACCTACATTCTCCTGCTCTTTCATTTCCTCCGTTAAATAACGCTGATTTGCAGCATTTTGAACGTTTTGCACTTGCGGCTGTGCCACCTGTGGTGCCACCTGTGGTCTTGTCAGACCACCAAGTGGAGACATGTTAGGTCTATCAGTGTACACTGGTGCCTGTGGTTGTTCTACTTTCTGCTGTGGGACTGCTTCTTGTTTTGTTGTGATAGGCTTCTGTACTACTGGAGTCTGCTGTTCTGTCGGTGCTACCTGTCCCTGCGGCTTCTGTAATTCCTGCTGAGCTTCTTCTACAACCGGCTGTTCTGTAGGTTCTTCTACCGGTACATCAGTAACATCTACAACAGGCTGCTGTTCCTGTGCTCTTTCCTGTCTATTCTTCGCTTCCATATAAGCATTAGGGTCAACGGCTCTAAGTACATCTCTGATAGCATTAGTATCACCATTGTTCGCTCTATCAAGAAGCTGCTGATTAACTTTCAAGAATCTGCTCTTGGTTTTATCAGCTAATTCTTCTGCCTTACCGTTCGGGGCAAGAGAGTAAATAATTCCCTGTGCTCTCTGGATAGCTTCTGTATCAGCGTCTTTCTTTCCAACACTTTTAATAACATTTTTAATATCATTCTTTACTGCGTCTAATTCCTGTTTTGCCTGTTCAGCCTGAGCTTTCTTTTCGTTATTACGTTCTCTTACGGCATTTACTACGTTCTTTCTATCAAGGTTAGACAGAATATAGTAAGCGGCGTTAGTGTCACCATTTACTGCTTTATTTAACAACTCAGGAGAAAGCTTTACATTCCCCTCTGGAATATTTTTATTGATTGCATCAATGTCTGCATTGTTATATGCTCTAGTGAGAACATCTGGCAGGTCTGCCATTTTAGCTCTAGTGTCATCAACGAATTGAGACATTGCATCGTTATGTTCAATAGGCTGCAGTTCTTCTTCTACTGGAGTTGTAATTGCATTTGACAGTACAGGTGTCTCCTGTGTGACGGTACTTGGCATAACTGGCGCTGTATTACCCTGCTGTGGCATTATAGTACCACCAGTCAGAGACATAGTATTGTCATCAACTACGTTCGGCATAGGGGGCTGTTCTACTGGTACTTCGTGTCCAATATAGTCGGACAGGTCTGTACTATCTGCCATAGCATTAGCAATACCAGTTGTCTGCATTAGGTTGTTATAGTCGTTCTTAGCTTCGACTGTCGGGCCAAGAGAATCAATATTGTTATACAGGTAACGTCCTGCATTACGTACACCGGCTACACCTACACCAGAGACAAGTGTTGGCAAGAATGCGGAGTTGAACGAGTTGATTTCATCATCAGTAAAGTTGCTCCGGTTTCCATTAGCAATATCACGGAAGAAGCTGCCAGCATCAGCACGGTCATCGTCAAACTTATTAGACATTGCGTCCTGTACACGCTGCTGCCATGCTTCCTGAAAGCCTTCGCCAAACGCATTCGTCAGTCTGTTGCCGATAAAGTCGATTGGTTTACTAGCCGTTGATAATCCATACGCAGCTCGCCCAAGTGCAGTATCAGCACGTGCAGCGTCGCCTAAAAGCGCGCTAGCTACTTTACCGCCATTAGAAGCTAATGCATCGGCAATACCAGCCTTCGCAAGACCTTTTCCGGCAAGAGAGAATAAACCACCAGTAGCACCAGTAGCCACATCAATCGCAGTGTCCATGAAAGAAGAACCAATAAGTTCTGCATTCTTATATGGGTCACCTGTAAAGCTATTCCATGCCGACTGGTCAATAGTACCGTCGTATACGGTGCCAATAGGTCTCTGACCAGCTGCAATCTGTGCTTCCATGTTGTCTCTCTTGGCGTCCATATAGTTTTGACCGAAGTTAGCACCAACTTCAAGACCAGCGCTACCTAAGATACCAAGAGCAGGAAGAGCCACTCCACCGCCAGCTGCTAATGCTGCACCTGCTAACATACCTGGTGCAGAAGAACCAAGCATAGTACCAGCGTCACTGGAAAGACCATGCGGGTCAATAAGGTATCCGAGAGACCAACGAGACTTGTCTGGGTTATTATCATAGTCGTTAGCCCAGTCAGAGTATCTTGCCGCCTGTCTTGTTAGGTCGCCACCAGCACCAGCTAACCATGGGCTATCTGCTACTGCCCCAGCGGCAGTTAAAGCTCCACCAATCGTAGATTCGGCAGAGCTTGTAAGACTATCCCAAAAACTTCCAATGACCCCTTGGTCTGGGTCACGTTCAGACGGAACCCAACCAAGAGCCAGCTTATCTTGGTATTGTCTGTCTGCCTGGTCTAATGCAGCAGCTAGCTGTGCCCCTGGCTGATAATTATTAAACCTTACTGCCATGTAACCTCCTTGTTATGGGTTAATTAACGTACCGCTAGCCACCTGTGCGGTTGCATTATTAAGTGCATTGTATCTACTACGGTTTGTAATTGGGTTTCCGTTATTGTCATATCCAATTACTACATCCCAAAGTCCATTGCCCAGCTCATTATAAACCGTTTGCCGTTGAGCTTCTTGGTCTGCTGGGTTTGTACCAGCTGGGTGAGACATTTCTTCATCCTGCAGGAACAGGTCTGGTATTACGTTGTTTGCTATTTCCATATACGAGCCCTTCGCACCTCTCTGGTACAAACTGTTCAGATAGTTCTGTCCAACTTGTGTTATATTCCGTAGCGCTACATTTCGCTGTTCTGGCGTCGAGTCACCATTTTGTATCGTTGCGATATTATCTCGTACATATGGGTCTTGTAAGAACTTGTCTCTGTCGTTCTTGATGTTCTCGTCTGTTTCAAGTATGTACCCAACTGGCTGACTAGCTGCTGTTCCTGCGGAACCACCTTTCCCTTTACTATAAGAAGCTGCATTTGCAAGCGCAAGTTTCGCTTCATCTATTGCAAGTTGTTTCTGTTTAAGCTCATATGCTCTATCTTTATCTGCTTGGTCTTGCATCGCTTTGTACGCGCTGTTGTTGAGCGTCATCTGCTTTCCGACCATTGCACCAATGTCTGCAAGTTTCTTACTATGCGGGTCGAACTGTACACCAGTAAGAGCTGCTCCAAGTTTAGCAAGAATAGCAATGTTAGCTGTGCTATTACTCTGTGCAATTTGGTCAGCAAACTGTGCAGCCATTGTTTTCTGCATATTCTTATTATCGATGCCAGCACCGGTACGGACGGCATCAGCGGACATTTTGTTAATCAGATTAAAGAAGTTCTGATTTCGGTTGTGAGCGCCCATAGCTGCCGCTGTAATTTCTGGAGCTTGTCTTTGTAAGTAATCGTTGAGAACTCTTTGGTCTGGATTGATAGTCGGTTGACGCATCATGTTGTTGACGAAATCCATCGGCAGCTTTTCGTTGTAGTCGTCGAATTTACCGCCAGCTTTTAGGAAAGCGCCAATCAGATTTGTCTGGTATGGAGAACCTTCGTTAGAAATAGAGTCTGGATTTGTACCAAGCATATTCATTAAATTACTTGTACCAAGTTTACTCATTACATTTGCTTTATATTGTCCAATGGTTGTTCCGTTACCATCAGCAAAATCTTCATTGCCAATGTTACCTTCTCCACCAAGCCATGCTTCAACGGAGCCTTCTAAGCCGTGTTTACTTCTGAGGTCATGGATGTGTGCACGGGCGATAGCTATTTGATTTTCTGGAGACCAATCGGAACCGTCTAAGCCATGTTGTTTTGCAACGTCTGCGTATGTATCTGGACTAAACTGCCACGGACCTCGCATACCGTATTGGTTGGTTAAGTCCCATGCGTTTTCTTGTCCACCACTCTCCACCTGAGCGATAGCAGCTAGAACGTCATCGTCTGAGTATTGCTGCCCTTCGTTAAAGAAGTCTGTAGCTGCCATTAGAGTAATCCTCCGTATCCAATATTACGAGCGAAAGATTTAGTATAGTCGCCAACATGATACCCCATAGGCTGTGTTAAAGAATAGTTCTGCCAATTACTCATGGGGTTCTGCATCGTAGTTTGTGTCTCCTGCGCACCTGCTGCGTTATTGCCGCTAGTAGCATCGTGGATACCTTGATATGCACCGTACAGCTGCCCCAGTCCACCAAGTTGGCCGAGACCATAGTTCTTAGCACCGCTCAGTGCACCAGCCCAACCAGACCCACCTGTGGCTGCGCCCATGATAGCACCTTTAATCATAGAACCAAGAAGTCCAGGCCCTTTGTTAGCGGCTTCCATACCTTTATTCACAGCTTCCTGTGTAGCCCTCTGTCCTTCTCCCTGAGATGTTTTACTCAGTGTACTATCTCTTGTTGGGAGATTAATCTGGTCAACCTGCGTAGCACCTTGCATCAGTTGGTTCGTATCAGGAGTTGTAACGTTGTTTTCAATCGGTTGACCAGTAAATGGGTTAGTCATAGTCCAGTTTGCAAATGAAGGTAACAATCCGTCAGTTGAGCTTTCAGCTGTCGGCGTAGATAATGTGCCCTGGTCTTGAGTCCCATAGGATGTATTTGGGTCATAACCCTGGTATGGATTTCCTTGGTATTCTTTCCACATATGGTTTTGTGCATATCCCATGTTAGCATGTTCTCCGAATCTGTCTTTCCAAGAGTTCGTATTGGTCATAATGTTTGCGAGTTTATCGTTATCGATATTAGTAATGCCATAGTTAGCAAGTAACCCCATAACATGAGGGTCTGCTTTCAGTTTATCAACGTCGTATGTACCGTCGTCGTTACGATACTGCCCAACGCTATTGATGATGTCGTTTGCACTCTTCAGTCCAGTAGTAACGTCTGTATCGTAGCGAAGCTTAGCATCGTCACGATTATGTCGTCCTTGTGCGAACAGGCCAATCAGCCCGCTCTTTCCGTCACCGCCATTGGCGGCATTAAGGGCGTTAACTACCTGCGTGAGGAATCCGTTTCCACGACCAGAGAGTAACCCACCAAGTCCGCCAAGCGGCCCGTTAGATATTTCCCAGTCATGAGTAACAGGAGCAGCAATCATTTATATATCACCTCTCTTAGAATAACCCAGTCTTAGACCGAGTGTTTGTGTTAGTCGCAATATACGATGCGTTATTGTATACGTTACCAACAGAATTAAGTGTATTGTTGCCAGAAGTATTCACGCCGCTAGCAAGTGCAAGCCATTGTGCAGGTAAGTACATACTATTAGCCTGGGTAGAAGAGTTAAGATTGTACCTATCGTTTGCATTCTGAACTTGAGAGTTGATAAGATTAAGATTCTGACCAAGCGTGTTGTTGGTAAGGTTGGCTGCTTGATTAAGATTGCTAGCATAATCATGCGCCATTTGATTAGACAGATTCTTCTGAATCTGATTTGTGGCACTATTCAGTGCGGAAGAATTGATTACCCCTCGACTAGCAAGATTATTAAGTCCTGCGCCCATGCTAGTCTTGTACATGTTATTATACACTGTTTGCATGTTATTCAAATACTGCGTAGGTAATTCGCCATTACTAATCTGTCCCAACTGGTTCGTATATTTATTCAGCCCGTTAATTTGGCTACTAGCGTTATTCAAAGTATTCGACATATCATTATGCGCTGCTGCCCAGTCTGGCTGATATACACTATTAATCGAATTATTAGACCTGTTAACTAGCTTATCGACAGCAGGCTGAATACTCTGCATATATCTAGTCTGTGCCGCAATAAGGTCCTTTTCTTCTTTCGACAGTTCTCTTTGCTTTACTTCCTGAGAGGAAGAAGATTTAGAGTGTCCACCACCCATTAGTTCACGTCCTTTCTAATGATAGCGTATCCATCTTGCATGGCGATAAACTGGCTATGCGTTAATCGAGTGTACGCTTTATAATTCCTATTTGTAAACGTATAGCATGTCTTAATGTTTAATATACGACAGATAACGCAAACGTATTCCCAAATCGCTTGCCACTTGCAATTAGATGGTCCAATCTGCAAATACTTGTCGTAAACGTTAAACAAAAAGAAACTACCATCGTCCCAAAATTTAACATATTTAAATTTCTTACATTCTTCACTTAATGTCTCCCCAGTCTTTTCCTCATACCGTTTAATCTTGGCTGGTAGTTTCTTCTTGTCAAAGTTAACGGGAGTTAATTGCGTCAGCGAGAGAAGTCCACTGTCCTGTATTTCCATTGTTTTTAGCACCACTTCCATCTATACTTTGAATAATTGTCGCAGACAAATGTTCAAGGCTAATACGATTAGTCGTTGACAATGAATACTGTAACGTTTCTCCACGAATCTGCGAGCGGACATGTTTAATTGTTTCGTTTGAGCCGAGTGTAGCAAATGTTTTACCGTTACATGAAACAACCGTATTACCATCGCCCATGCTCGTACTGATTTGCACGTTATTGATGTGTGAATTTAACAAGTCGTAATCGTGGATAGTCCTGGAAGCATAAGATTGATTAATTGGTGTCTTGTTAAAGTCTTCAATAATGTCATCGTTAAGATATGACAAGAAGCCTTTACCGTCACGCTCTCCGCATACCAGTACACCATTCTGCGTTTCTGCCATATCGTTCACTGTAACACCATTAAAATTCCATTTAGTAAATGCACCTAAGTTATAGTGGAATACATAGATATCGTCATAATTATTCTTGGCGATTACCATTTGGCGTCTGTCTCGAAGGTCTGCAATCCATGGATTAGATACGCCATCCATAATACTTGGATTACATTTTTGTCCGAACTCTTCTGTGCTGTAGTTACCGTAAGTAGCAATACTGGTCAGCTTACGCAATCCTTGTGTTGACATAAACGCAATATCATTTGCGAACGGAATAATAGCGTTACTTCCTACGGCGTCGGAGTTTGTACCAATCAATGAGATATACCAGTTAGGTGCATCACCAGAAATAGCGTATACATTGCCAGACGTTTTGAATACGATAATATCGGTAGACATTGGTACGATAGTTAAGAACTTACCAGCGTCATCGGCACCTACGTTCTGGATATACTTGGCGGACGATTCATCATCTGGGTCATCGTAACTAATACCAATAGCCTTTTCACTAAGAGCGTCACTAACGGCGGAATAATAAACCGTATCATCGCCACTAGCTGCACACACTAATCGCCCAGACTTATAGTACAGTACGTCTACGTTTGGACTATTATTGAGTATACCGCCAGCAACGCTAGAGCCATCGAGTGTTACCAGTTTATTACGCTGTGATACCAACCACATAGGTGGTTGCATTAAGTATACCTGTAGTTTACGTCCACTAGCAAAGAACACATTACCACCGAAGTTCAAACACTTCGGTTTGTCAATAGTCCCGCTAGTCTTGCCAAGTACGGTAACATTACCAGCACCGTCCAACATCTTAATAGTTTTCTGCTGCCCACTTTGACCAACGAAGAAGAACGTAATACGGGTAGATGCATCGTGCCACAGATAAGTGATAGGTTCTAACTCTGTGTCGATAGGATTATCAATAGCTGGCCTAGTGCAGAACTTGCCAGAGTAGAAATTAAATTGGAAGTTAGTGGCATCAACACATTCATTGTCGGCGATTTTATCTGGCTCTCTCGAGATGTTAATGCCACCAGTATTATCGCTAAACTCAATTAACTGTCTAGCTTCGTGTTTACGTACTTGATATGCCATATATCACCTACAGTAGCCTATAAAACAATCCGATAAAGTCTTTATTGCCGACAACGTTGACATCGTGATAACCGATATTAATAGCTGGCTTAACTTTATCGTCTAAGTAAACCAAACCCACACTAGCGTTGACCGTTTTCGGCTTCAACCTTTTCAATTCTTTCTTCGATTCTGTCAAGGATTTCTGAAGTTGATTGTTCGACTCTTCTGCTTTCGTCAACGCTATCCTCGATTCGTTCAGTTGTTTCTTTAGCGTTGTCAACTCCTGACTCTGCTTTTCCAATGTTGCCAGCTGTTTCTTGTTGTTGCTCTTCAGCTGTGTCAAGTCTTGTTTGAATCCTGTCCAGTCTTGCTGGCTGATAGTAATATCCGCAGCAGAAGCCACAGACGAAGCAGACAATAACAAGTACGAAGACAATAATAGCACGTTTAATTTCATTAGTCATACCATTCCTCTACGTCATAATAATCATTCCCAATTTTATAAGAATCAGAATACTGCCACATCCTAGCTGGACGTTCTGGATGTTCATCATTCCAATAGTTAATGCTGCTATAGTTGGATACCCATAACTGCACATAACCTGGCAGTGAGTTAACGTCAATGTCAGAAGTCATCCCGTAATATCCAGAGTATACACCAACTGGAATATCATGGTTGCGTTCTGTGATTACATTCAGAAAAGCCATGATAATCTCAGCTCTCTCAAAAGGAGTTACATCCGGCATGTTAGAGTCTTCCATGTCAATCCAAATTCCAAGAGACAGGTCAGCACCTTCATACTCATTTAACTTTTCGATAAGGGCCATGGCCTCTTCTTCTGCGCGAAGCGGAGTCTGTGCGTGAGTAAAACAGTATACGCCAACTGGTACATCTTGGTCTAGTGCATTGTTCATGTGTCTGTCGAAGTCTTCGTCAATATCAGTTCCTTCGCTAATCTTTACGATAATTCCTTTAATCGGGTCTGGAGCCTTCTCGAGGTCTGGGCTCTTTCTCCATCCGTTCACGTCGATTACTTTCATTGTTTTCCTCCAAAAAATCTGGTATTTTATTACCATTGTCATCAGTTTTAACTTTCAAGAACATCAGTAGTGCAGCCATTGCAGCAGGAGAACACATGAGTGTACCTAATGCAATTAAGTCTGATAGTACTACTTTACCTAACGCAAACCACATCCACAGCCAAGCCACGTTATATATCATGAAAAGATATGCGTAAGCCCATAGAATTATGTTAACCCATCGATAATTCTTGGGTGTTTTACCGATGTCAATGGTTCGCTTAATCGCCTGTCTCAATGTATCCATGATGTTCATTTTATACCACCTAGCCCATGAAGTTCTGCTTCGATAGCTTCAAGACGAGTTTTATTAATTGAGTGTGCCTCTTCTAGTCTAGCGATACGTTTGTCCAGGCCACGTCTATCTACCGCACTGCGCTCAAGTTCCTTCCGAAGGTCATCTAATAGGTTGTTATTTTGTGCAATAGCTGTTTTTAACGGACTAAGTACAATGAAGTTAAACGCTCCACTGACAAACGTAGCGATAGAGAGCACAGCTAAAATATCATCCCAAATAAACATGGCCCTCCTTATGTACCACCAGCCTTCGGTGCGTACAAACCGTCGGCGGCAGAACGAGTAACACACTCAGAATCGTTAATTGTTTTAGTCATTGTGTTTGGTTTCTGCATTGTTACACAGTCTACCTTGTACATGTTACCTCCTTTAGTATAAATAAAAAAGGAGGCGTTGCCGCCCCCTATGTTATATGTTATGCTGTAGTAGTTGGAATTGCGTACAGGCTAGTTACCGCGTGTACTGATTGAGGGAATGGCCCCAACTAATTAATGGCCATAGCGGCCTGTAACTCCCTATTGATATAAGAACTAAATTATCAATCATCTCCTTTTCTTGCAATTTTCTGATATTACATACTATTACTCTCCCCTTTCTCTCTGCTGTTAAGGACAATTCATATTAGTAGAATGATTATTTATTTCAGGCGACCAAGAAAGTGTTACATCTTGTGAATCATGAGCCACTGCAGTCCAGAAATCAGAATCATGGTGTGTGTCACACCCCATAAACCACATTACAATCTCTCCTCCCACATTAAACCTGTTCCATTTAAGGCGATGTGTTGAGTTAGGACTTACACGAATATAGTTAGTGGAGCTCCCCTCGTTGATTGCGATTACGGTAATGCCAGCGGGTACAGTAAACGTAGTGTCACTTGTTATGCGTAGAGAGCCTGTAGGAATAGCTTCTTTAAGGGCACTAAAGGTCTTTCCGCTGCTATTCACATAGACTTTAATAGGTGTCTTATTTGGGTCATTAGCATCAGCACTGAGCTTTACGTATCCATTAGTCCCATCAACCTGTACTTTAAGATTAGGATATGGACACTCAGATTCTGTGGTGTAAATTGCACATGCCCCTGTAGCACCACTGGAAGTCTGATAGTGGAGCATTTTAGTCATCTTACTCAATCCAAATCTTACCTCCTTTAATTATTCCAACATCATCCGTATCGAGAAAACGTTTGAACGGAGTGTCGTTGACTTTGATTGCCTCATTCCCACCCCGGCGATACATCCTTCCGCTAGGCTGCTCTATAAAAAACTGAATCGATCCATTACTTTTATCCGCCGGAAGGTTGAGAATCTGCCCCCATTGATTTGGCTGGTGTGCTATTTTATTTGTGTTAAAGTAGCTAATAAACACGCCCAGTGCGTTAAGTGCGTCGTTTGTTGTTGGAAGTGTAGGATTGACTCCAAACCTGTGCAGATAGTTCCACATAACATCATCTCCAACCAAGGGATTACTTATAATATTATCCTTGATATTATCTACTTCTGATTTAGTATAAGTTTCTGCTTTTTTTGCATAAGTATTAGCAATATTATTACCAGATGCGTCAGCTGTAGCTTTACCTACAGTAATATTATATAAAGAGTTTGCACCAGTACCACCATTTTTGACAGGTACTATTCCAGTTAAACCGATAGTTATTTTATCATTAGTCTCATCAGCTGCAATGTTGACGTTATCACCTGCAACAAGATAAAGAGTGTCCTGCTTGTTATCAGCTTGCAAAGTGGATGTGCCTACAGACACATTTCCAAAAGCATTCTGGTTTACTTCTGCTCCAGTAGCAATTCCATTTAACTTAGTCTTATCATCTGAAGACATTAAGCCATTAGCTGTAGTAGTAGCTACTGGATATGTGGTGTCTGCGGTATTGAATGTAGATGTCGTGCCATTACCTTTGGCAATAGTTACAGTATGACCGGAGTATGTAACAGATTTTACATAAGTATTTGCAGTATCTGTCTTAGTTGCATAAGTAGCCCCGATATCGTTACCGGAAGCGTCTTGTGTAGCTTTCGTAGCTGTAGATGCATTGCCTGTTAAATTCCCATTAAAATTATTCGCCGTCAATGTTTTTGTTGAACAGTTATAAGTAAGATTAGGTGATACTACTTGTCTACTATTATCTCCTTCCAAGGATAACCAAACAGGACGTTCTGCCGTAGAATCTTCGGTAGCCGACGAACTTACGATTGTATCTGCCGTAGTTGCTTTTTCTGCTCTTCCGGACACACTAATAGGCCACGTACCGCTAGCTCCAACTCCTGTGTTAGAGGGTTTCCCATCTAAGGCGGTCTTGATACCGCCACTTGTTACAGGGTTCGTGGAATCTGCTGTTGGTGTCGTGTCGAACGTCAGTTTATCTTGCTTGCTACTAGATAGGCCATTGATGTTATTCTGTAAGGATGTGTGTACATTAGAAGCATCGGCTATCTTTTCGTAAGTGGTATCAATCTTCTGCCCCTTGGCGTCATTTGTGGCCGCTGTAGCAGATGCTACATTATTGACCACGGCTGTAGATGTAGTCCCGTCTTTATGATTAAAAGTAATGGTTGCTCCATCGGCAGTCGCAGAAGTGATTGTTTTCTGATAATCAGCCTTTTCAGCATAGATAGATAAGTCTACTACGCCAGACAGGTTATCCCAATCTGTACCGCTCCAAGCAACGTTATCTCCAGCTTTGATGCCATGAGCTAAGTCAGCATTTACGATGTTCCATATATCGCCTTTATTCTTTGTTACGTCAGCCAAATCACTGTAGTTATCTACCTGCCCGGCATACTTCATGGCACCAGTAATTTTATTAACGGCACTATTAGCATCATCTCTAGCCTTTTCAGCGGCGGCCTGTGCTGTCTTGGCTGCTACTTCTGCTTTAATTGCATTACTAGCAGACGTGCTTGCACTGGTTGCCGATGTACTTGCAGATGATGCCGCTGTGTTGGCAGTATTCATGGATGCTTTTGCATTCGTAGCAGAAGTGCTCGCGGAAGTTGCAGATGATGCCGCAGCTGTAGCGCTGTCACTTGCAGAAAAGGCCGAAGATACAGAGTTGGTTTCCGATGTCTTGGCATTCATCTCAGAAGTGTGCGCTTTGCTTGCACTATCCGCAGATGCAGTCTCGCTAGCTTTTGCGTTGACTTCACTTGTTTTGGCGTTTTCCATATACGTCTCTGCAGTATTCTCCGACTCTTTCGCAGCATTCTGCGAAGCACTGGCGGCATTCATATAGCCTTGAGTGTTCTGCTCGGAAGTCTGAGCTTTACGCAGCAATTCTGCTACATCGTTCTTCATATTGGATACGTTTGTCTCATTATCCTTGATATCCTTCAGAGTATCAAAAGCTTCTTGCACTTTCTTTTTGGATAACAAAGCCCAAGAACGAGAGGATTGTGTCAGTCCCGTAGGAGATTCAAAATCTGGTTCTTTGTCTGGAGTTGTTTCAGATACAGCCCATGCTTCAGCTTTGTTGACACTGCGTTCGATATCAACCATTGCATCATCGTGTGCAGTCTTAATTTGTTCAAGAGAATAGGTACGCACCATATGAATCTTATCTTCGGCGTCACGTTCCAACTGGTCAATATTAGCTTTAGTCTGTGTCAGCAAAGAGTTAAATGTACTGGTCATGTATGTCATCTTCTCAGAGACCAGCGTATTGATGGTGTCTACACCAGATGTACTAGCGCTCTGCGTGTCTTGCAGTGCCTGCTGTGCCTTATCCGCATTTGCCTTTGTGGAAGCTTCGAGTTTCGTTACGTTCGCTTCAGATGCTTGAACCTTTTTGTAACTAGAATCAATGCCATCCTTAACGGAAGTAACGTCACCAAGTGCAGCACCAGCGTCCTGTGTCTTACCGTCATCATACGTGACAATAAGGTGTGCCTGGTCATCTAGTGCTACATTGGATATACCGATACCACGTTCACCCTTCTGAGCATAACGTAATGTTACTTTATTCTGACCACAACGTAATGTTACTCTGGCGGGGTAACTGGATACAGTTACACGATTCATGTGCCACCCCCTTGAGAAATACCAGGGGAAATAAACGCTTTACCGTTACAGATTCGTTTAACGTCATGCCCGTCAAACATATTAACATCCCAATAAAGCTCTTCCCATTCTTTATAATAGTTGCCATCAGTATCAATGGAAGCAGTTTCTTCCGCAGATAGTGATAAATTAACGATACCGTTTTTAGGGTCTACGTCTACTTGATGCATCTTCGCAATAGCCGTAGTATCCTCGGCTGAAGCCTTTATACTAGCGTAGAACTTGTAGCCGCTAATATCAATAGGTGTATCCCCTTCTCCCTCAAGGAGTTCAAACTGAATATCAAAGTCTGCACCCTGAGCAATAACAATATCAACTACTGGTACTAGCGGTGTTGCATTGTCGCAGTTATGTCTTAACACCAGTTACCTCCTTTTGTATAAACCAGTCAACAATCGGGCCATACAATGCTCTTGCGTTTTCGCAATATCTCTTTAAGTCTTCCTCTTTTGTGATTGGGCATCCACCGAAACAAAAGTAAAATACCTTACAGTTCCTGCATCTTTCACTACGCTGTCTATCAACACATTTGTCCCAATCCTTAGAGTATGATGATGGCGTACTCAAGTTGTGACAGTTATAAAAATTACCGTCTAAATCTATATTAATGACGAACCTACCGTTGCCGCATTTAGCTCCTTCATACGTGGACATGGCATGTATCTTAGCCCAATACAGCTCACGGTTAATCCAATCTTTTTCATTCTCATTGATAGTTCCATTATCATATGCTTTCAGTACATCTTTAACGTCATTTGATAATTGTGTCGTGTTAATGTCTATTAACGACTTGTCGTCTAGTCCATTGTCCATTATCAAATTTACGATGCTGTATCTTTTGCCGTCGGGAAATTCATTATGTATACTCTTGAATACATTACCTAACGGAGAATACTTTGTAATAGTGCTTGCTATTGCAAAGTTCTTTAACTTTCTAATTGTGTCTCCATTTTCTGCAAATGCATCATATCCTCTAGTATAACAACTTGTATCACCATCCCATGATACAGAGATATGAAAATCATACTTATTAAAAAATTCAACCATCTCATCGGTAAGCAGCTTACAGTTAGATGGCATATGATAAGATAGATTTGGTCTCCGTGTTACAATTTCTTTAATCGCTGGGAAGTATAACAGAGGTTCACCGCCATAAAAGACTACACGCACGTTATCTTTAATGGACATGAAAAAATTCCAGAACTTAGGGCTAATACGCCTAGCTATTGGGTGCTCAACTAAATTCCTTTGGACACAATACCTACAATGCAAGTTACATTCATTACCTAACATTACGTATAATGTATTCATTTCATTCTGCATGTATGTGGACTCTTCTCCCTTCTAGGCGACTATGCTCTGGCCCGATGAATGCATCTTCGTCAGGAATATAATCGTATACTATATTGGTAATATCGTTATCGTTGAGTCTACAGCTTTGACTTCCATAATTAAAGTATAGTGGGCCTTCATATGCGTTTTTATTTAAATAGACGGAGAAAATAATTCTATCACCATTAATCTTAAAAGTCACTTTAGTATCGTAACTAAACTGTAAATCAAGTGCGTGCATATCGGATATAGGCTTAAATACGCAGTCAAAAGAATCTAAGTCTCCATGTAGTTTATATTGATTACTGGATAAAAACACCTTAATGAATGGTTCTTTTTTAACAATATCAACTTGCGCTACAATAACTGCATGTATCGCCGAATATGTTTCTGATGGCGCCAGCCCTAACACCTGTAGCAATTCACGATAGTTATATAGTGTAAATAGCCTATCAGCCACAGGAGAGTAAACAACTATAGCGCTATCCCCTTCCTTCATGTGTTTAATATCTACCGTACAAAAATAATTATCGGTTTCCCCTGCATCAACGTGTACCAATATACCATTGTCAACTTTGAATACGCTAATACTTGGTTTTAGTGTGGTCTGATTCTGAAAAACAAACAATCTCATCACATGCCTCCTTATGCTCTTCATAGAACTTTACAAACCACCCTAACAACAGTTTATTGTATTTACATTCTCGCTCTCTGAATAATTCTTTTGAACAACCGCTACCGCAATACTTGAATAAACTACATGTTTTACACTCTGTTGGTGGACCGATGTATGGTTCTCTTTTATATAGACATTCATACATATTTCCATCAAGGTCTAGTTTAATATTCTTGTTGTTTGCGCAGCGTGTTTCTTTGTCCGTGATTGTATAATGGATGCGTTTTACAAGCAGTGAGAGTAAAGATTTCCAGCGGATGTTTATAAGCTTGAACTTTTCGTAATCAGATACCGCCTGCTTAATTACTTTAATCTCGTCATTGGCTAATTGAATGATTTGCAGTGTGTCTAACGCATAACGTCTATTGCCATATACTAATGTATGAGCGTGATGTGGATATGCGTAAATCGGACGTTTAATAATATCCTCTTTGTCGTTAATGTCCCTAGCCCACTGTTTAATGTCGCAGTGGTTGTATGTTAATGTGGATGATACCCCAATCCTATTAATTTTGATAGGTTTTGTTAGTGGGTCAAAATCTCGTTCAGAATTTTTACCATCATAACTAAACACTACAAAAAAGTTGTGTTCATTGAAGTAATCTTTGTATTTATCGAATAGCTTCCCGTTTGTTGTTATATAGTAGTCTGCGTCCGGTTTAATCTCAACTATTTCTTTAATTACATCCATGTATAATGTTGGCTCTCCGCCGTAGAAGAATATTTTAATTTTGCCTACTTTAGTCAAGATGTTCTTTAATTTATCGGATACAACAGGAGAAGTTTCTGCATCGTCCCTATGGCAGTATGGGCACGACATGTTGCATTTATTCCCTAGGAATATGCTAATTACTCCGACTTTTGAAAAATCAATTTGTAATCGTTCCACGTGTCGTAGAATTTCCTCCCTAGTTTAAGTGTTACTTCTCCAGTAAATCCGAAATGGAATATCTTAAAGTCACCCTCTCCGTGGTCTAACCTTACCCGCTTAGTATCAACAACGCCGCAAGAACAATCTACAAACACCTCATCATCGTCGCATTCTCTATTTAATTTTTGTTCTGCTTCTCCGTGATATTTTTGGATGTGCACATTTACATATTCTTTATCTGCAATATTCACATGATTGTCACCCGCGATAAATACTTTGCTGTGTCTATCTCTATACTGTTCAACGCCATCAATAGTAATACTATATCCGTCCCACAAATCAGTACGTACATTCTTGGTCTTTGAATCCTGCGTACTATCGTATGACTCTATAATAAAGTCATTTGGAACCGTAAGACTATTATATGCACCATGAATCATTGTGATTGTCATGTCGTGCGTGTCGCCAGACCAAACTCCAGTATCAATTTGTGCTACCTGCATGGGGGAATACAATAACGTAATTTCACCAAAATCCATCTTGATGGAAGAGCCAAGTTTATTCAAATCAAGCAACTTGAAGTCAGAGTAATAGGTCTGTCTAAAGTTCTTAGATTTTCCACCGACATCTAAGACTATAGCGTAAGAGTGATATGGCTTGATATCCTGTATTGTTATCATACCGCCGACATCGTTGTAGGTGTTCAGTTGTTTAAAGTACAAGTTCATCGTCAAGCTATTATTATTTATAACCAAACCGCCGCACGATATATCATTTGGCACATTGTTATATCTAACCTTATACATAATACACCTTAAGCTCCCCCTCCGTCGTCGCCGCAACCGTCACAGCAGTTACAGTTACACTGCCAGCTAGTACCATTTTGTACTAAGGTGGCTTGTACAGAGTTATTTAACAGTGTTTTAATAATATCTGCCATGCTGTAGCTACCGTTAGAAAACATTGGAGTAAATTTCACATAGTAAGTCGGTTGGTTGCCGTCACCATTTCTGCGGGCAACCAAGAGTGCTGGGTCTCCTCCAATCCTACCTGGGCTACTATAACTACCGCTATTAACGTCGGCCGCAAACTGTTTATAACCAATGCGATTATACTGCGTATCTAACCCACCACGTCCATGCACTGTACCCGTGGCATTCACGTCACCGTTAATAATAATACCACCGTCAATAGTGACACTGCCTTTAAAACCGGCATTACCAGTTTCGTTGTCAACCCACGCTTTGTTATCTTTGCCTACGCCGTTAAAGTATGTTTTCTTACCTCTGAGAACAAGACCATAATCTTCTTTGTCACCATTTAGCCACGACTCTTTACCAATACTTGGATTTTCAGTGGTGCTATTATTAGCTGTAAATACAATCTTATTGGCATCTACCTCTCCAGTGGTGCCGATTGTTCCGTTACTAATGATACGATTAGCAGTAATCACACCGTCAGCACCGTCAGCAGGCGACATGTTCATGTATGTTAAAGTACTAATGTCAGCAGTACCTAATGTAGCATCGACAGCGCTAACGGTATTCGCAGTTAAATCAATAAGAGAACCGTTCTTTGCACTCAATGTACCCGCTTTAATCTGATTCGCTTCGATTGCGTCAGCTTTGATTGAGTCATTGATATCTAACGAACGTACAGAAATAGTGTCACTGGCAATATTCTTGGCATCAATAGTATTAGCAGTAAGGCTTTTCCCTGTAATATTATTACCGTGGATATCAATGAATGTACTTAAGTCTGGGTACTTAGAGTTACTCACGCCGGCTTGTACAGATGTAGAGTGGTTAGACTCTCCGATACAATCGAAATACGTCAAACTAATTACATCATGTTCTTTTGTCGTGTAATACGTGAATGAGTGCTGCGTATAATCAACTGTAAATTTTACATTATTGACATACACATTAGTGCCAAGACCATATGTAGGCGCCTTAAACGTAACTGTAATTTTATACTGGTCACCATTGCTGTTAGCATCAACTGTTACAGTAGGTGCTTCTGGCGTAGTCAACTGTGGAAACGAGTAGTTAGAACTAAGAGGTGTAGAATATTTCTCACTGATACCAAAGTTAGCTGCGTAGATTGTACCATTACGCTCTTTAGGAACGTACATATACGATTTACCACGAGACCTAGTTAACAATCCATCATCAGTGCCGAAGCTGTTATTACCATCACGTAATTCAGTATACGTATAAAAGGCGTTGGACTGTTGTGTCCATTCAATCAACAATCCATTCGCGGTAGCCGTAGTGGTAAATGACGCTGGCGGTGTAGTATCCCTAACCTGCACTGGGATGAACGTATCAGCACTAGGTGCTTTACTTTCCTCAGACCGCTTGCCATCGTCTGTAACACCAATAGCAACAACCCTATAGCGATAGCCAGGTAATACGTTTGGAATAATAGCTGTTGTCGCACCGTCTTTCGACTGGTAAATACGTGACCCTACTTGATTCCAGTTTACTGATGTATTACCTTTTTGTGGAGCTTGCTGAAGGTTTAACAGAGCGTACTTGTAAACACGAGCCTCGTTAAATCCGCCAGTCCCCCATGTAACAGTTAAATTGTAATAGTCACCAGACTTTTCATATGTAATCTTAACATCTGATAACTGGTTACTGATGGTTGTAACAGTGCCACCTTCACCACTCCCACTACTAGAACCACTCCCAGTGCCAGCGTATGTCGCAATATAATTTAACGATTTACGAACTGCGTCAGCAAACTTACGACCGTCGCCTTGGGAGTCTGTTGGAATGGCGGCTACTAGGCGAGCCGCTTGTTTGTTGAAGTCTGTTGCCATTTATTCACCTCATTTCGGAAGTAACTTAGCAATACTGGTAGTGAAGTCCATTTCGGAACCCATATCGAATCCGTGATTCTGCATAGCTAATGTCACAACAATTTGTGCGATTAAGTTTAAGAGCGCCGAGTTAAACCAAGCTGCACCCTGCGGCAAAGTGTCCTGTAGTGTACGAAGGAATTTTGGTCTTGTCCAGTACCTAAACGTACACGGCAAGTCACCATAGCAGTATAACATATGGTTATATCTCTGAACTGGTGGTTTACTTGTCGGCATCCAGTAATCTTTTGGGATTTCTATTTTGCGCTCTTTCATTGTAATATACCCTGCAATCTCATCGTAGTCCATCTGAATCATAACTCCCCACGCCATATTGATGGCGTCGTTGATATATGCGAGGAGTTCGTCATCTGTATACCCAGTCTCAATAGCGTCAGATATCCTCTGCCGAATGGCGTAACGAGTAATAAATTCTTCCCCAGTTATTTTATCGAAAGTGGTCTCTGGGTTGTCGGTATCAGTAGGTATGCCAGGAACGCCAACGTCCGGTACGGTTGCGTCTTCTTGCTTCGGTACGTACACAACAATCCTATCTGTTGTTTGTTCGCCTCCCTGCGGAGTATACGTGAATTTAAGTACATACGTATAATTGTCGTTCAGCTTATCCGTTATTAAAGGCAACGAGGAATTTGTATAGGTATTATTAACTTTAGTGAACGTTGACAGAACGTTAATTAGAGCGTTGTTTAGTAAATACACTTCGTTACCGGACTGTATGGTGTCTACCTTACCGGCAACGTTGTTTCGATACATATTGAATGTAGCTGACGATAAAGCGATATCGCCACCAACATCCCACGTAACCGACACATTAGTTAACATATGATTATTGTAGTCATATGTCATATTGGCTGTAGTTGCCATTAACTACCAGCCCCCTGTCCCGTCTGCCCTTGCATAGGGTCTGCCTCCAACACCGTATCCTTAATAAGACGATTGAGTTGCCATTCACGATAGAATGGGACTTTATCGGTAAGCAGGTGTACCTTCGGTCTCCGTGCAAAGTACCGTACAACCATAGGGCAAGGATACTCTTGGTCAAGCAATTCCATTATCACCTTATCCCCTTCTTCTGTAAATGCGATTGGGTACTGGCCAATAAATTCGATAAAGTCGTCAGGACGCTCTATCTCTTCTCCGGCGGAAAGCTGAAACTCCTTTACGAACTCTGGGGTTTTGCTATCAGCAAGCTCAAGGGATACTGTATCAATAGCATTATTAAGACAGTAGATGAGTTCTTCGTCAGAATATTTCAGCTTAGACATATCGTTAAGTTTCTGACGTACTTTAATCAGCAGTTGGTTTACTGTCATTTAATCACCTCTTTACAAATAGAATGGAAGCTCTCTTGTGATTTCGTAGTTGTTAGCTTGACCATTGGTCTCTGCAGCAACGGCGTTAGTGATATCGTTATCAGAGATAGAACCATTAATGTATCCAATGCACAACCTAACCAAGAGAAGGTAAAAGAAATAAGGAAGTTCAATGATTTCATCCAGATGGTGAATCAATGGGACGTGCCTAAAATAAATCATAGTATCATCAGTGTCAGTATAAATCTTTGTGCCACGGATGTGCCACTTGATTTTCTTACGTTCCCCTTCCGACAGCTCCTCGTCAGACAACCACCCAGAGAAGTTGATATAATCGTCTGGTAATTCTACACCATACTTACGGGCCCTAACGACAATCTCTTTTTTAACATACGGGGAATTAAGCCGGACAAGTTCAAGATTCACGTATGTCAGTACGTGGTTAATAGCTGTCACAAGTTCTTCATCAGAGTGGCTGCGATTATACAATTCATTGAGTCCCATCAGAATGTCATTTGACAACCTTCTTGCACGAATGTACTCCATAACTCCTCCTTACATGTGGTCAACGGTCATAAACTCTGGGTTATCCTTCAGCCACTGCTTGATATATTCGTTGAAGCTTTCGTGGTCGCCACACGCCATAGCTTTCTTTGCACACTGGAGTGTAAGTTCTGTCGGGTCGTTCCAACATTCGTAAGGGATACGCCCAAGCCTTCGACCACCTTTGTGCTTACCAAGATATGGGTCTTTCTTTCTATCTTCATAGCAGGAGCGCATAATATCAGTTGCGTCCCAAGTATTAGTCAGTGACCAGTTACCATGTTTATCGACATCAACATCTTGTCTTACGATGTTATTACTCATGTTATCTCCTTTCTATATAAGAAAAAAGGGGAGCCATTAGGCTCCCCAATCTTCTGTACGAGAACCCCCGTTACGGTGCAACGGATGGAGTAATAGTCTCCACGACAACTGGTTTCGGGTTAACCTTACCAGTCAGGTTCTTAATACGAGCGTTAGCATTCGGTGCGGTGCATTCGATAGATGCTACGCCAGTGATTACCTTTTCCTTATAAGTACCGACTCTCGGCGGTTCTTCAGTATGGAACGGAATAAGGTAACCAAGTTTCCAATACTGCGGGTCGAGCAGGTCAACTACATCGTCAGAGTACATACGATGGGCTTCCAGACGCAGAGTACCGAAGTCAGTCTCGATAATTTCGAGAGATGCGGAAATACTCTTATCGCCCGCCTGACGAATCGGCATTGCACCCTGAGTAAAGTCAGCGCATCCACGCTTATTACGTGCGGACATAATAGCGACGGACGGGTCGCCACCACGCTGCCAGGTCAGCTGCATTGCGTCATTCAGAAGGTCGAAAGTAAGGTTGCCATTAGCAACGTCCTTCTTTGCATCAATGCAGTTCTGGAAGGTGATGGAATCCATCTTAGTTTCTTCAACTTTACCTTCACCGCTGGAAACACCATGACCATTCGCGTCATACTTGACGGAGTTCATAGCGCCTTCTGGAGTGTCATACAGATAGAACGTATTAGCGTCCTTAACTGCTACAAAGTATGCAACGTTTTCTTTACATACAGCACCACCACGAACGATGAGGGCGTCGCCGTTTACAAAGCCGTGGTCATTCAGAGTGAATACACCAGTAGCTACGGACGCACCTTTCAGTTCATCTTCGAGGAAGTACGGAATACCACCAAAAGTACCGGCAACGTTTTCAGACATCGGGGTTGCGGTGGTGTTGTTTACGATAGCGTATTCAAGGTCACCTGCGATTTCCTTGCCAGCCTTAACGAACTGGTACGCTACTTCGTCACGAACACCGTACTTTTTGATAGCCTGAGTGATATCAGAGATGTTATCGTTTGTGTTAACTCATACTTTCATATGAGACCAGACTATATTATACTTAATCGGTGTTATCGTATAGTCGTTGGGATTTCATACGCTTTTCACGGTAATTATTTAACCTTTTCTGTTTACGTACAATATTGAACTTCAGTCCAGATTCTATAAATGACTTTAGGTTCATAGTGAAACTCAGTTGTACTTTGTTTTTGGTTCGTATTTCTCTTGTCTTACCACACGATACACCAAAGGATTGTAACATCCTTTTTATATCGTATGTCCAAGAGTATGTAGTTCCGTACCCCATCATCCAATTTGTATTACCATTTGGATTGGCACGTTGTGAGACCCAACCATCAGAGTCAAGTACACCTTCTAAAAATTCTTTTCTTAGTTCCTTACTCCATTGATATACGTAATCCGGGATGTATCTACACCCAGCCGTGTCATCAACGAATACCTTAAATTCTTTAGAACATACTTGAAGATAGTATTTGTTAGTCCCTGCCCTTTGGTGGACTCTTACATCTCTATTGATAAAACGTGACAAGTAATCGGCAACTTTATCAATAAACTCTTTATCAATACATTCAAACGAGTATGCATATGTGTTTCCTCTTTTGAAAACACTAGCATCTCCAAAGTAACAACCAAGTAAATAAGCGTATGTCTTATCTGCGGGTTTCCTATTCATAATACATATCCTTTCTATTTTTACACTTTGGTAAGAAGGGCTTTAAGGGTTTCCTGCATATGGATAACTTTTACATGGACAAACATTTATCCATGCATGAACTGCTGAACGGTGTTGTACATCCAACGTCTCGGTACGGTTTCAGTGGTATCGAAGTTGATAACTTCAGGATGCTTGTTTACCATTGCCGGACGGAGAGAATCTCTCAGCCATTCATGTTTAGTGGATACTACGGTAGTTTTACCGAACATCTGTGTAAGTTTAGTTTTATCTGGGTCGAGGTTGGTAATGAAGTCAGACATATCTCTGACAGTACCAACGACGTTATAAGAGCGAAGGGCAGAGCCTTTATTGTGCGGGGCTCCTGCGCCTGTAGCCGGAATTCCTACTGACATTAAGTTATTACCTCTCTTTCAATTTATACGCCAAGCTCTTTCGCAAACCTAGATACATAGGCAGCCTGCTGGTCGTTAGTCATACGACCAAGCGCAGCGTAGTCCACTGTTCTCTGTGCCTGTGGCATTGCACCACGGTTATTTGTCGGTTCGACATATGGTGGACGTACCTGCTGCTGTACGGGTCTAGGCATAGGTTGCGGAGCCTGCTGTGGCTGATTGCCACGATGATAATACATATTCGATACAGCCTGCATGTAGTTGTCAATTACTTCCGCATTACCAGTCCTGAGAGCGTCCTGTACTTCAACGTACATTTTGTACGGAAGGTTCTGGAGATTATTCAGAGCGAGCTGGTTAATCGTGTCGAAGTTCGGGTCCTGTCTGTATTTAGCAGCAACAGATGCAATTCTTTGAGAAGCAGCTGCCTTTTCGGCTTCCTGCTGTTTCATTTCGTTAACCCTCTGTAGGGTGGCTGCTTTGACATTACCAACTTCATTGACATATGCTGCCATATGTTTACTATTGTATTCATCAAAATCTTCACCAAAGAGCTGTTTAACTCGGTCTTTGCAGTACGCATCAACCTGGTCAAGGTACGCTTTCTGGTCTTCCATAGCTCGCCGCTGTGCTTCTTCTGGGGATTCCTGCGGCTGCTGGGGCTGAGCACTCTGAAGCTGAGGGTTGTTCGCAAGCTGCTGCATCAGCATCTGTCGCTGCTGTTCGAGAGCCTGACGCTGAGCTGCGAGTTCCTGTGTTTTCCTAGTGTCTTAACCTTCGAGTAAAGTCGTTAATTTTACCCCGTCATTCCACAGGAGAATGACTGCTGCATATTTCTATGCAGAAGAGACTATTTCTTCACCTTCTCCTTTCAGAGGTCAGGTGTCTGGCACTTCCGTCCACTTGGACGTACTCCCTGCAACGGGATAGTCGTTACGGGTTCCCAGTATAGCTGGGCTTCCCACGAGATTGCCCTCGTCTTTACGTTAGGGTGTTCCTCGTTTTCACCAGATTTAAATCAAGGATTTCTCCAAGAAGTGACCTATTTTGTTAAGTCAGCCTGTCGCATATAACCATTACGCATTTCATCCACAGAAACCTGTACATCCTGTCCATCTACGCGGACAGTCTGCATTTCCGGCTGCGGCTGTGGTACATCCTGCGGCTGTTCTTGGACGGGTTCTGGTTCGTCATCGTAGTCGCCTGTCGGTTCTCCGAAAAATGCGTCGGCAAAAGTGACGTCCCCGTTCTCGTCAATACCAAATGCAGGTTCATCAGCGTCATTGTTCTGTGGTGCAGTCTGCGCATCCGGTGTTTCCACTGGTGCAGTTGTTGCAGGAACAGGTTCCTGAGCTGGTTCTACCATTGGCATTCCGTTCTGCATGTCTTCCATAAATTCCTCCTTTTTGCACTCCGTAAAGGTTGGTGCAGTAAAATATATATACGTCAATAGCCATGCAAAATTTGTTCGTTAAATAACGAGGTTTTACACGGTTTTGACGAAATTAACTGGCACGGGTTGCTAGAATCGAACTAGCGAATTACTGGGTCAAAGCCAGCCGCCTTCACCACTTGGCTAAACCCGTATCACTATTTGTATAAGAAAACTACCTATTATTCTGGTTGTATGCACGCAATGCATTAAATCCACGGATAAGTGGGTCGTTGTCATCGTGATATGCAGACGGATTTGCGTCCTTGTAGGTCTGAGCATCGAGCTGATAATAGTCTGCGACGCTTGGTTGTGCATAAGCATTATCCATAGCATAGTAGTCTGCTACAGAATTACCTGGCATATCGAAGCCTTCAGCAGAACCAGAATCATTAGGTACACCAAGTGCCATAGCATCCTGAGCAGCTTCCGGTCCATAGTTCTGCTGCATAGCCATTTCATACGCCAACTGCTGACGACGTTTTTCTCTTAAGTATGCTTCATACTGAGCCTGCGTATGGTCAATACCACCGTTTTTAACAAGGTATTCATGGAAGCCCCAGTTCACCGGTGTATTGTCACGATTAGCAATTTGTTCGTCTGTCCATCCTGCGTCTTTCATAAGCTGAATACCTCTATCGTTAATGGTATCGCCAGTATTAGCATATGTCAGCGGTGCATTAGGTGTACCAGAAGGTAAATTGCGTGTAGCAAATTCATAAGAACCGGCCTTAGGTGTCGGCTTTAGCTGACTACCATTATCGATAGCTGCCTGCCCACGGTTAGCGGACTGTACCCAAGCATTGCTATCGTCATGCAGCGGTGCCATAAACCTATTACGAATACGTTCACGCTCTTTGTCATATTCAGACATGGGAGCGTTTTCCTGTGCTGTTGGCGTAATGCCAGCGTTCTGATTGTAAGTGTTTGTGAGAGCTTTAGCTGCTTCATATCTTTGAACATCCGCCTGTCGAGGAATACTCCTCGTATACTTAATTGCCATTAATAACCTCCTACTCCATTAGTCGGTTCAGCAGGTGCGCCATTGGGAACCCTATTATCGGCTGGCTGCTGACCAATTTGTTTATCCGGAGAGAGGGCGTCACTACCTTGTCGTACAGTGGAAACAACGGCTCCTCCTGCTCCTTGTGGTGCAGATACATTCTGCATAGGAACCGTACTCTGACCAGTGTTGTTTGTATTTGTTGGTAACGTATGATTCAAGAACACTACCTGTACATAAGGTGGAAGTGAGTAGAGAACCTGAATCGGTAACGAGCCATACTGGAAGTAATAAGCTACGACGTCAGGGGGGAGAGTCTGAAGTGTAGTCTGAATAATTTGTGCTTCGAGCATAGTACGCTGCTGCGCAACGACAGGGTCAGTAATATAGTCTCCTGTATTTTTAATACCCATATTTTCCATCCAACGTTTCGTGATGTTGTAAATGTTATGTGGAGTTGCAACCGCAACACCAGTAGCGTTTACTTGCATGATAGCAGTCATGAGCGTCTGAAGCTGGGTATTCATAGCTTCTTTACTCTGGATGGAGAGACCAGCGTTCACAATCAAATCGAAAGAACCAGACAGGTCATCTGGTTTAATTTCCATTGGTTCCCCTGTTAATCGGATAACAGTGTTTTGGTCAATAAACTTCTGGTTCAAAGATATAAGAAAACGATATAATTCATACACACCTGTTTCAGCAAACATACGAGCAATAAGCTCCAGTCGCTGATTAGATGCGCTCATGATAGCATTGATACCGCTTGCCGTTTTATTCAAACTGGAAGCATCAAGCCCTTGATTATATCGTGTGACGCCTGTACGCTGTTCTTTCTGCCCTTCAGCCCATTCGAGGAAGTTGAACGTGTAAGGAGCAATCTGATTGACTGGCATAGACATTGCAACGTCATTCATCTGATATCCAGGCTTCTTACGAATGACGGCACGGCCTTTGTTGAAGTCATCTACGTTGATTGCATCTGGGGCAAGAATCATCTTTGGGTCATTCGTCAGTGCCAAGTTGTGGATAATCTGACGAATCAGTGCCACCTTTAGATTCTGGATTTCACCAACGAGTTCGGCATAAGAACGCTTAGACCAAATACGGTGTGGGTCTTGTGTCGGGGAAATAGCGAAGAATGGATGTCTACCCATATAGTTTGGTTCGCAACGAAGGATATGGTCTTGGCATAGTGTGATAATCATATCCTCAAGGATACCATCACCATTAATATCAATCTTCGTATAACACTCGTACAGAGTGACCTCTTCGCGGGCTTCTTCTGCGGCGGAGTGGAAACCATAGTATTGGTCGCCAAGCACTTCTTCCATTTCTGTATCGGCTTCATCAAGCCCAAACTTTGAGTGCCAATGCTCCGACTTTATCTCATCAACGTTAGCATATACGCCCTGTCGTTCCATCTTTCTTAAGTAAGACATAGTAACCCGTTTCTTATGAGCAACAAAGTTTGCTTCATCAAGAGTTTTTGCGTCTGGCGAATACAAGAAATCAGAAATAAGAATGTTCTCAATCTTTGGAGCGTTCTTTAGATAGAACGTGGAGTCGTAAGTAACAGTATAATCACCATACTTATCGGGGGAAGAAATGGATTCAATCTTCACACCAGTATTGATTAATGCCTGTAAACTCTGGAAGTTGAGTACACACTCTACAGGTTCATAACCCTCCTCTCTGTCCCAGTAACATTTAACAACACCAAGACCAGTAATGAGTGCATCTTTCATCCAATTATACAGAATCGGGAAGAAATGGTTCTGTCTCTGCAACTGGAAAGAAATAAGGTCTTGCATAATCTCTGCGTTATGGTCATCTTGTGCATCTACACCAGAGATACTGATTACACTCTCTCCGCCGGTAAATACCTTCATGAGCGATGGCAATGCCCATTCAATAGTATCTGTCACATCGGTAGATACTATAGACGATGTTTTACTAAGCTTTGGGAACATCTTTTTGTAATATTCTTTATCGGCAAAGTAAATCTGGTATCGCTCTTTCATGGTGGGAATGATAACAGCATTCTGGTAATCTTCTGCTTCTCTGATATCTGACTTAACGATTTCAATAATACTATCGTTCAGGTCACTGATATCAGTAATCTTTTCATTGTCTATTTATATTACCTCCTTTCATTGACTCCTAGATATATAAGAATTACAAACCACCTGCAAGCTCGATATCATCACCTGCTACGTTCTCCCAAGCAGACACAGGGGCTGTCGCAATCTGGTCTACATACGCTAATGCATCTGGAATATCATCGTGTAAACCTTTAGGGAACGTAAGAAGTTCTTCCTGCAGTTTAGTAACCCAGTCCATACCGACAGGGAACCAAATAGAACCCTGTGAGAATCTTGGCTGCAGCGCCGTCTGGATACGAAGTTCCTTCTTTTCTTTCGCAGCGAGGTTTTCAATATAGAACCAGATGTTACGTCTAGGCATTTCCTTCTCCACGAAGTGTTTCATCGCAGCCTGAAATGCAACCTGTTCGATACCAACTGATACGGGATGATACTTGGATACGTAATCGAATAGGACATTGATGGATTCTGATGGGTCCATACGTTCAGCGGTACAGTCGATAAGGAACCACTGGTTTGCAGAATTAACAGCGGTGACAAGAATAACCGTATCATCGGCAGTCTCTTTCTTACTTACAGCTAGGTCCATCGTGATGTAGATATTACAATCATGCCAATCAAACTTAGACAAATCAAAGTAACGGAAGTATTTCTTTTTGAAGATGGCCATCTCTGGAGATAATGCGATACACATTTTTTCTCGTTCCCAGATATCCAGCTTACCAAGTTTAGTGAAGTTATCACGTTCGTTAGCGATATCATTCACTGGGAACATCTCTGGCCAGTTACTTTCACCAGCTTCGTTAATAATAGGAACACGCATAAACGTAAAGTTTAGTTCATCGGGCTGTAATGCCACACGTTCAATGATACATTTAGCACCAAGGTTATTGCCAATCATAAAGATACGGCAGTCTTTACCAAGGGAGAAGATATCAGACAAGAACCAGTCCCAGTCTTTATCCTGTACCGTGTCAGACATAGAGTCTTCCAAGTCCTGCGGGTCATCGATAACTACAATAGAAGGTCTAAGGTCATGCCAGTTCAGACCACGGACAGACGAACCTTTACCATATGCCTCCATATGAATGGTCATTGTCTGTCTTTCCCCGTCAACCTCTTCACCGGTGTAGACTTCAACTTCAAATACGTCCTGACTCTGCTGATTAACCTTACATAAGTTAAGGTTCAGTAGTGAGTTATGCAGATATTCGTCTGCAATTTCTTTTAATCGTGCGTTGGCACCCCTTTGTGTACTTTTAATAAGCACTACATACTGTCTTTTCTTATTTGGGAATACCAGACAATACAGTGGGAACGCTCTAAGTACGATAGAAGATTTAGCCGACTGTCTAAATCCCTCTACGGCGTAGTTTGAATCACCATTTAACAGGATATCACTCCATTTATAGTGATACCAAGGAGATTTTACGTCATCATCCAGTGGTAGAAACAGCATTCTGAATGAAACTAGATTACTTTTTGCCGCTTCATACGCTTTTTGCAGCTCTTCCAGCTGACTCATTGCGGTTTTACACCCCTTTCTTCAAACTTTCTAGGATAAAACGGGCGAATTGGCCCATGTAACTGGTATTTTTCTCCCACATTTATGTCCCAGAAACATAATTGTTAATAATATCGAAGGAAATTTCTTTACTACATACATTATTTTGTTTATGAGTATACATTTTACCCCTCCTAAGTAATATAAGAATAGATGAATAAAGAGAAATAGAGATATATGGAGATTCCTTATTGAGAACGTATGTAAATACCGTTATATATTCTTCTTGAGAATTGAGAACGTATGTAGATACGAGTATATATCTTTCCTGAGAAAAGTCGGCGTATGTAAATACAGGTATATATTTGTTTTGAGACTTTCAACATATGTAGATACCGTTATATATTCGTTTTGAGACTTGCATCTACGCCGTCACGTACGACTATGGATGCCCCAGACTGAAGCCCCACCCCCATGGCGGGGGGTAGGTGGGGGTGTGTAGGTGTGGCGTCTGGAGGCGACTGTATGATAAATATTATATACGTTGACGTTCTTCACTTGAACATACATAGTGACTGGGGGATTCTACCCTTTTTATGGTCCAAAAAATTTATAGGTTGACATTCTTCACTTGAGCATACATAGTGATACAGGGAGGAAAGGTTCTTCCTTGTTATGCCGATGTTTATCGGCATGGTTTATCCCTAAAATAGGGATAGAAAGGTGGTTTTTACCATGGAAAAAAATAACAGCTTTACCGGGAACATTGACCGTGCAATCGCCCTGTCCAAGTGGGAAGAAATTGCACACTTGACAGCCGAAAATCCGGTCAAGGTATCGGCACACGACGGTGCAACTTTGTTCACCGTAAAAGTCGGCGTCATTGTTGACACTAATTTCCCGACTAAAGCGGGGAACACGACTACGGCGGTCGTTCTTGTTCCGCTTGCGGGTGGTAAGGATTTCCGCATTGACAGTGCGACGTTGAAACTTAACGGTATCCCGCCGTTCATCTATCAAGGACGCGGCATGAGCCAAGTTTTCACCGTCCTAAATGACGCCGGAGACGTAGTTAAACGTCACGTAAACCGCAAGTCCGCCGCAAGTGAGGTGGCCGAGCTTAAAAAACAGCTCGATACAATCATGGCATTACTTGCTAAAAAGTAACACACAAGGAAATTGGGGGCTTAATAGCCCCCTTTTTTCATGCCCGTAAAAAAGAACATTTTTTCTAAAGAACA